GTTTTTGTTGTATTTTCAACCTTTTTTTTTGAAACAATCGTTTTTTTTACGGTTTTTCTTTGGATACAATCAATCTAAACCCTATATTTGTGTCGTACATAATAAAGACGGAAGTTGTGAAACTTCCTTTAGAATAGTTTAGTTAAGTCTAGTTTAGTTTTTGTGTTGTGATACTCCTGCTGAAAGTGTTCAGCAGGAGTATCTTTTTTATTGCTGGTTTTCAAACAGTTAGGGATACATACCGAACTTTTCACAATCTAATTTGTAACGTGTGAATGATAGAAAAAACCTCACTTTTGGGCGTATTTCATTCCACTTTTATTCCAGTTTAAAATATAAACCATTATGGCAACATTTTTTTTAACAATTGTCCCGAATTTAATCTTAAAAAACAATAAACACACTGTAAGGATAGCAGTTACACATTGCCGGCAAACAAGATACATCCCGACTGATGTAACGATAGATTCAGAGAAAGAAATAAGCAACGGAAGGATCGTCAAAAGACCAGACAAGGAAAGGCTGAACATACACCTCATGAAGCTGCTGTCAGCGTATGAAGAAAGAGCGTCAAACATTCCTTTTGCAGACAGCCTTACATGCAGCCAGCTTATCAAGATAATCAAATCACCAACCTCGGGAGAAAAGCACAGGACATTCTCTGAAATAGCAGACGAATATCTATCACAGATTGACAAGGACGACAGAGGAAAGACCTACAAGCTGTACAGACTTGCAGCCAACAGGTACATGGACTTCGCCGGTAATGACACTCTGATGGAACACATCACTCCAATTCGGATCAACAACTACTTAATGAGCCTCCAGAAAGACAAACTCTCCCAGACAAGTATTAAGATATACATTACTCTTCTGAAAGTAATCATCAACTATGCTGTGAAAATGAGATATGTGTCATTCGACGTGGACCCATTCGTGACGGCTAAAGTTCCGTCAGCAAAGAAAAGGGACACGTACATAACAGTAGAGCAGCTTAAGAAAATACGTGATGCCAGACTGGACACACACAGCCTTTCAGTAGTACGTGACATTTTCATGCTGACTTATTATCTTGCCGGAATGAATCTTGTTGATATGCTGGAATACGACTTCCGGAATACAGATGAAATATACTATGTCAGAAAAAAGACCAGGCACACTAAAGAGGGAGACAATGCGGTGAACTTCTCTATTCCTGATGAGGCAAAGCCAATCATACAACGATACATGGACAAGAAATCAGGAAAACTCATTTTCGGCCGTTATTCAAGCTATGTAAGCTGCTACAATGTTCTTGCAAGAAAGATTAAGAAACTGGCAGAAATTGGCGGAATTAAGCATTATTTTACCCTGTATTCAGCCCGTAAGTCTTTCGTTCAACACGGATTCGACTTAGGTATTCCATTGTCCACGCTCGAATATTGCATCGGACAATCAATGAAAGACAGCCGGCCGATATTCAACTATGTATCCATTATGAAGAAACATGCAGACAAGGCAATCAGAGAAATTCTTGATAATCTGACGTAAAAAAACACCGAAATATTTTGATAATATGCAAATGCTTATTATCTTTGTAGTGTCAAACAAAGAGTTATTCACTTAATTAAAACAACATGGAAAATGAAGAAAGGAAAAAGCTAGAAGAAGAGTACAAGAATCTCAAACTGCTAATCGAATTTCATTCAACCTACGGAGTTCTTGATAAATCAGAATACGAAAAGATGGTTAATGATATTCTTGATCGGATGAACGAAATCCGAAAGATGTTGGAAAAAGAGTAAAAAAACAGCCCTCCCTACTGGGAGGGCATTAAAAATAGATTTATGATGGATAATATGGATAAATACCTTCCTAACGCAGACATGCAGGCTGCATTTGAGAAGTTCAAAGAGCTAAAGACTGCTGAGGAAAAACTTGCCTTCCAAAAGGAAATGAAGGTGAAACTATCCTCAATGAGTGAAGAAGAAAAGAACAAGTACATTGCAGATTCCAAAGCCGGACTTCAAGCTACCGTTGAGGCTTGCGAGGATTTTATTACCAGGGCAGAAGAAACTATACTAAAGGATAAGCTGGGGGAACTTCCTGATATAATCTCATTCAGCTACATAGCAAAGAAATACTTTGGAAAAAGCCGGAACTGGCTGTACCAGCGAATAAATGGATATACTGTAAATGGAAAGCCTGCAAAGTTCACACAGAATGAATTTCAAACATTCCTGAATGCACTGGAAGACATAAGCAATACAATAAAAAATACTTCGGCTTCGCTTAAATTTAATTAAGTGACTTTGTTTGACATGTCCCCGCACTAAGCCGATGCGGGGATTTTTTTGTTCATAAAAAATAATTCGTATATTTGCAATACCATAATGAAGGGCAGTGGCCCTGATTTTGGTTTGACTTTTAGTGAGGGGGTGGTTCCCCTCACTTTTTTTTATGCCTATTCCCGAACTTTTATCAGATAACATAGTAACACAAATAGAACCAGCCAGTGAAGTTGATTATTAGTGTTGTTGAGGCTGGTCATAAAGAAGCCCCTTCCGGATATTAATCTGGTCGGGGCTTTTGTTTGCTAATAAAAGCGAACTTCTACACTGCAAAGTTAAAAATTTCTTCATTTCATATACAATCTCTATAATTACAGATATGACTATTATAAAAGTATCCCATTCGTGTATATCTTTCTAAAACTGTCAACTAGTCCGATTTTTTTTGACTATTCAGATATAAAAAAGCGGTGAACCAACCTGTTGGAACACCGCATTATATAAATTTTAGAAGCGATTAGGACAGCTACCTATAAATTTATAGATATTAATTCTTCACCTAATTTGTGAAGTGCTGTTTCGATTTTAATAACTTGTTCTGGTCTTGGATTACGACTACCAGAAGCATAATGCCATAATTGTTTTTGATTAATACCTGTTATACGTTCAAGTCCAGATTTTGTAAAAATCCCTGTGTAAAATTCAAGAAATGATTTTACATCCATTTTAAAGGTCAATGAATACTCTCCCTTAAGCTCTTCAGGAATTTCATCTCCATATTCTTGGCAATCTTCAAGTAATGCATTAATAGCATTAACAATGTTTGCTTTGATTTCATCAATATTGTGCCCAGTAGCGACAATACCATCGACCTCTGCGAGATAAGCTGAATAATTGTTTTCAGTTTTCTCAATGATAACAGTCAAAGCTTTCATAATTCAATTTGTGTAGAAGTTTAGCTTATATATAGTTTCAAATAAGTAAGTAAGCCTTTATACACCTATTAGACAAGCAGGATGTGCTAATCTTCATCCTGCTGTCCTAATCGGGTGTCAAATCTTATCGAAATCAGACTCTTTTAAACCAGCCTGTCGTAAGATGCTCATCAATGTCCCAATGGCAACTTCATCATTGTCTTTACCAGGAATTGGGATGGAGCGAGGAGCACCTTCCTTCCGGTATATAGCATGATCACCTTTGGTCCTTGAATATTTCCACCCATTCGCTTCTAATAAATCCTTCACGGACTTTACTTTTTTTTACCTTCATAAAAAAACTATTTATTATTTAACGAAATAGCATTTCTGCTATGTGGATGGTGCAAAGATAACTATTTTTCCACTATTTGCAAATAAATTGATAACTTTTTTTCTACTAATATTACCATTCCCACAAGTTGTAATTGACCGTTACGGCTAATACTGGGGACAAACCATTCCGCCCGATACCATATCCGGCTGATAGACCAAATCCCCATCTCTTTTTCGTATTTGACACGATTCTATCTCTATACACGTACTGTGTCACCGTTTTTGGATAAACTCTGATTTCATCCAGCCGTGGTGCCACACCGCTTACCTTTGCATAATAGCTGCTATCACTGTATTCTTTGTATTCACGCAGGTGCCAGCATGTGTCACTTACATGAATGGTGTCTGAGTTATCAATCCATGCAAGATAAGGCTGCGGTGACAGGATGTACATCGTATCCACATCGACCTTTTTAACTATATGGACCGATGTAACGGTATCAGGCTTCCCGATAGTTCTATCTGTAGGAGAACGGCTGCACCAACCTAAACAGAAAGCCAGTACAGCTATTAAAAGATATGGTAGGTATTTCATGGCTTCACGATTATTTCTGGGATAAAAGGATATTCACTCCGCACATCGAAGCAGGGGCACATCTTCGTCCATTCTTCAGGTTCCACGATTCCATCACCGTCTAGGTCAGGCGATGTGTCACGATGGCCCAACACTTCCACAATCTGGTACTTTCCGCAAAGTTCCTTAATCAACTTGGCCAGCGCTTTCTTCTGTTCCGGCGTTCGGGTGTCGGCTGCCTTACCGTGCGCGTCCAGACCGCCCACATAGCAGATACCTATTGAATGTTTGTTGTACGACACACCTGAGAATCCCTTGCTGTTGCAGTGCGCCCCGTCGATTGTGAGCGAACGTCCGACTTCCACCGTACCGTCCAGCCGGATGACGTAATTGTACCCGATGGCGCTGAATCCTCTTTGCAGGTGCATCTGGGTGATTTCCTTCTTTCCGATGTCCTGTCCTGCTTTCGTAGCCGAGCAATGGACTATAATAGCATCAATTTTGTTCATTTCTTCTCCTCCTTTATCTTCTTAATTATTTTCTGTGCTTCTTCAGGCGTGAGGCATTCTACAATCTTAGCAGCCATGTCGGCCACTTCCGCTGCATGACTCTTTTTTCTGCGAAGGTTCTCCACTACGGAAAAACCCTCCACAAACAAAACTCCGGCCGTACCGATAATTGCTCCATACGGAATGTTATACCATGGAAAACAAAGTCCTAGAATATCAATCAGCACAAAAAACACCACAAGCCTGTAGTAGTCTACAATCTTTGTCCCAGTCTTACGCAGTGGTCTGCTGCATATTTTTTCCTTGTTTGCCCGTGCAGCGTCTATACCGGTCCACATATCCAATAGACAAGCGGCCACTATCAGCACAAGGCAGGTGAAGATAATTGCCACACCTGCCCGTAAATCCTGCGTAATAAATCCTATATACTTCTCCATAACCCAACCAATACTGTAACATAAGTAGTTATGATAAGAGTAATCTCAGCCCAAAAAACAGGCTTGAGATTTACAAGGTCATCGTAAAAGCTGGGACCCGATTTCTTCTTAATTAGTCCACAAGCAATGTACACGACATATATAACCCACAATAATAGAATCCACTTAAAATTGAACAATACCCACAACTGGGAGAATACAAGAAGCATTATTGCACCAGCATAATGGGTGTTACGCTCTGATTTTTCACCCTTGAAGTTAGGAGACACACCAACCATAGCAAGTCCTACAACGGTCAGAAAAATCAAAAACTGCGACGATTCCGAACTTACTTCAAGAGCTACGGGAAGCAATGAGAATCCTGTTACAAGCATTACGAACATGAACCATTTCTTCCGATCGATTCTGTAATAGGTATCAGAAATAGAATAAGGAATTCCTGATTTTACAATGACCACAGCAATGTAAACTGCAATCACAAACAATGAAATTAAGAATAATACAGTCATATCAGGCGGACAAAAAATTAAACAATACTCCAATTCCAACAGAAGCGAAAATAGTTACGCATCCAATCACTGCTGCAACCACATCAATCCAGTCTGCTTTATCATCAAGGAAAATTTCTTTTACAACAGACAGAAAAACCACTACCGCTGTACCAATGAGAACACTAGACACCTTACCCCACGAACCAATGCTACCACCCTCCTGAAGAATGACAACAAATGTGATAATTGCACAAATCCATGCTCCACCAAGGAAATGCAAGACCTTGTCATTCCCTAACTTTTTCACTAAATCATCTAACTCTTTCATCATAATAGGTTTTTAAATAAAACAAAAAGCCCTCTGACAATGCTATTACACATTATCTGAGGGCCTTCACAAAGATATTGATTATATTATATCATATCTTTTTCCACAAAAATCCTATTACATTTGAAATCAGGAAAATTCTGATACACAGAAACATGCGAATTACCTAAATATACAGCTCAAGATTCAATGAATCCTTTTTCTCCCATCCTTCTTTCAACGTCTCCTGTATATGTTCCATAGCCTTCAAGTAAAAATCCTGTAAACTATCAAGATTCTCAAACGTTTTATAATACGGCTCATCATAAGTACCTAACTTGAAAGTTACTGGAAGATTCTTTCCGGAAGTCTGAACGGCAATGTCGTATGCTGCCTTGTAATTGAATTGGTTCTCGTTAGACAGCCATACAGTATGACCTTCATATTCTAACCCAGAAAGTATCTTTTTATCGGTTTCAGAATTGTACCATTGAGATATGATAGAACGTATTTCTTCTTCATCAGGTTTATGGTCCAGTTCCTCCTCCATGTATGAACTTTCACCATCTTCTTTAGAAGTCACATCCCATCTAAGGCGCCATTTGTTCTTTACTGGATTTGTGCATTCAAGTAACTTAATATCAGAATATCCTTCTACTCTTTTCATTTTATGTAAATTTATACTTAACCTTATTTCCGTCAAAGGTTTCAGGTTCCAGTACTGTCTCGAACGGAAAGCCATCCTCCATGTCAGAAATCTGGTCAAGGATTGCCTTCATTTCCTCCGATGCAGTGAAGAACTTCCTCCATTCTCCGGTTTTCTTTATCCTAATAGACACAAGATACCGTCCTTCTCCTTCAGATGTCTTAATGTCCGTCTCGTAGTCATGTACCTCTATCTCAAGATTTATCAACGTCTTGAGAGATACCGTTTGTCCTGGGAACCGTTTCTTTCCATCTGCAGGAGTATATACGACTCCCATTTCACTAAATTTTTTCATATCCTTATTTGTTAATTTTTTGAACAATCTACAACAATCCGCATGCTTGGTCATTCCGTAAAAAGAAGCAATAAGCACATCCCTTCTCTTAGAGCTTTTTACTTCGTGCATTTTTCTTGCAAACTTTTTCTTTATTCTCTTCCTGAGCAATACATGGTCAGGAAATATAACATAGCCTATAAAGTCTATCCCTTGTTCTGTCGGGAAAACCCTGACGTTATCCTTTATCTCAAGATTTATTCCATCAAGCCTTTCCTTTATTACGTTATAAATGGACCACAAATATTCCTTATTTGAAGATAGAACAACCATATCATCACAATACCTGTAATAATACTTCACACCTAACTCATCTTTCAGGTAATGATCCACAACAACAGACAGAAGAAGATTTCCAAGGCATTGCGAGCTTCTAAGTCCAATGCTGATACCTGAAGGCATCATACGGACAAACTTATCGAGAAGGCATATCAGAATCTTATCCTTAAACACACGTTTTACGCAATCCATCATTGCATCCTGGTCTATACTTTCATAAAATTTATGAATGTCCATTTTCAGACAGTATCTTGTTCCATCCACATCATTACGTATATCATCCCTGATATACTTCATCAGGTCGTGCATACCTCTTCCAACGATACTCGCAGAAGTTGTCCTTATGTAACGTGGTAACAAGTGTTTATCAACAACACGCATTACAGCATTAATAGCTATTCTTTCTCTCAAAGATAAAACCTGAATATGTCGAAGTTTTCCACCCTCAACAACATCTATATCTTTGTATCCAGATATTTCAAAGCTCCCGTCCGCAAGAGACTCGGACAATCCCGTAAGTATTCTTTCCGTATCCTGTATAATACGCTGGCCTGACTGAGACAGTTTCCTTTTTGTCCCACGAAGAACCTGTTTGTAAGATTCATACATGTTCGAATACTCAACAACCTCACTCATGATGTTACCTATTCTCTTCATGCCTTCAATCACCGGGCCCAACTTCTTCGGGAAAAATCCCTACCAAACTCTACCCATTCAAGTTTTTTTTCAACTTTCCGGTACAAATACCGCTTTTGTTGAGGCTCATCCTCCTGGCATAAAGCCATTATTTCCTTCTGATTGATTCCGAGACGCGAGCCGATATTCGTATTCGTGGACGAGGAATCGTTGCCGCAATTCGCGTACGAGACACCGCCATTCGCATTCGAGTTGTTGTTCGACCGGCACACCACACGGTTAGCAGTATTACTTACATTAAACTCATCACAATAATAAGTAGTCGAACTTCCTTTCTGTGAATGTACTCCTACAATATCCATATATTTCTGATGATACATACCAGTACAATATCCACTAACAGTACCAGACTTTACCTTTCTAGTGCTTCCATCTGGCATCTCTATCAACAACTTATATTGTTCCTGAGTATTCGTATTAGGCAAAGAAACACCTGACAACCATTCATACTTATCACCGTACAAATTCTCATATCCCATGCAGTTTGTATTGTAAATGAGAGAATATACATTATTTCCATCTTCATTTGGGCGTACATACCATGCATTGGAAGTCTGATGTGCTCCTCCATCTGAATTATAGCTTATGGTATCCTGCATACCAAGCAATGCCGTAGTTCCGATATTTCTCTGGTCTGTTGACTGTCCATATCCGCACTGGTCCTGAGAATCACGACGACCATAGAAAGCAAAAAACAAGTTAGCTATATCCTTGTGCATCTCCCAGTCAATAAGTTGAAGTCCCCTTTGCTTGGCATAATAGATGAAATCACTCTGAGTCAATGAGTCAACACTTGCATTACCTGTAGCAGCCGAATACAATTTAGTACCTATCGTACATGCCTCAAAGACAGCTACCAGACACGGTTCATGCTCAACCCAGTCAGGTTCCATATCTTCAATCTTATCGCTGTTGCTCAATACCACGCAATCAAATTCCGCATACTTATGAATAGTAAAGTTCAATTCCGTAGCCCCTTCCGGAACATCACAGATAATATACATACCATTGACAAACCTATTGTTTAGAGAATCTACAAAAACATCCTTCACTACATTCTTTCCGGAATCCGTAAAACATGACCCAATCATTGATGTACCAAGTACAGTCGGGAATCTCACTTTCTTATATCCAAACACGTTAACTTTACAGACAAGATAATTTGAATCCTGTGAATAAGCATCATCAAGATGCTGTCTTCCAACAGTCAGTTTATACCCTTCACGCACATTCTTTTCAGACTCAATCTCATCATAACCAATAACCTTACATTCAGGTCTATCCGGCATTTCTTCATTCGAACTGAAACATGAATACTTCTTGTTATTCAGGTAGTCATTGATACCCTTATACCAATAATGAGGCTCATAGATATACACGTCACCTTCAGTAGAATCCAACTTAGCCGGTGTTCCTGAAGCTGCTACTTCCGCATCCGCATAATAATTACTATCCTCATCATGAAGCTGGCATATAACCATCTTTCCTTCTGATTTCAGCTTACCAAGTACCCGATGTCTGTTTCTCCTGATAACTGATATATGAGCACTTGTCTGATAAGTATTGCCAAACTTGTATCCGGTCTCATTATCAAGGTTAGATATATTTGCATCGTCCGGAACTGTATCATCAAACTCAATCATAGTATATTGAGGCTGACGAATATTCAGCTCATCAAACCGTTCAGCATATTTAGCATACACTTCTTCATCAAGATACTTAGTCAGTTTGTAGTTGCCAACCAGCTTACACCTTGTATTTGTAGTGATACCTTGAGCGTCAATACCTCCAATACCAGAATCATACCAAACCTTCAAATCACTTCCGTCTCCTTCCAGATTAATTCCAGTTATACGAACATATTTCAATGCACCTTTAAGAGCGAACATCTCATCAAATACCTTTTTACCGTCTATAAGGGCACAATTTTCAATCCATAATCCTGTAAGATTATTCTTTGCATCAAATGTGATAGCATCCCATTCTATATATTGCATTGAACGCAGTACAAGAGTCTGGAAGTTTTCAGGAAGATGAAGTTTATTAATAAGCGCACCCTCAGCAAAGGTTATTGTAGACATCTTTGTACATCCGGATGCGTTCACTTCTTCCAGACGGTTGCATCCTGACAGGTCAAGGCTCGGAAGGTTGGTGTAGTTGACTACCTCAAGCTTACGCAGCATCGGTATCTTCGTACCAAGAACAAGCTCTGTCAGTGCGTATGTCTTTGCGCTGCTTCCAAGAATAAGCTCCTCAAGAACAGGAAGCGTCGGAAGGCTCATGTCCGTAAATCCACCCCACGCAGACAGGTCCAGTTTCTTCATCCATTCGCCACCGTACAGGTGGAATATTGTTCCAATGTTGGCCATCTGGTTATAAGTATAACTCCATTCCACATCTTTAGTAACCTTTTGATGCACCATTGTATCACCTTCACGACGGAATTCAAAATAGAAATCACGAAGCGGAGTAGCCTTTACTGTAGCACCTGCAGCACTATTTCCTTTGAACGATATATCAGTTGCTGTATATTGTCCCGTACTATATCTTGCATCAAATAACCCCATACGATTCGTTATCCACCAGTGACGGTGTGACTTACGACTACCTTGCATAGCTTCCAGGTACGAATACTTGACATTTGTAACTGAACCATCCTGATTTACTTCAACACCTAATGTCTTCGGCTCAACATATTTGTTCAAAGCATCAAGGTTATATATTCGTTCACAGAACTTTGCGCTCTGCTCGTCATCGAACATTTTAAATATAGTGCTGTTTGACATTCGTTCACGAATACGTCTGTACGCAGCCTGCAATTCTTCCGGGAACTGTTCACGAAGATTCTTCCACAATACACTATCATGACCAGCATAGGCATACACCGTCTTTTCTTCAGTTGAAAGCTCAGGATCGACAGTGTTTTCGTCCACATCCCAGGAATACTTCAGACGGCCGTCGTTACGCACACCCAAAATAGTATCACAGTCATAGAATATCATATAGGCAAGAACCTTGTCTTTTTCCGGATCATACCAGAATCCCATCATCATGTTCTTCACGCGCTGGTCTACGCATCCCATTATTTCAGTAAACATATAATAGTCGCACAAATAGTCTACATCAAACCAGTCCGCGAGCTCAGCCTTGAATTTTCCACCGTCGTTCTGTGTGCTCTTTACCCACTTAACCAACGGCTCAAGATATTTCGGCTTACGGGTTCCAGCCTCATACTCGGCGTTTATGTCGTCATCATCCGGGAATCTCGCCTCAAATACCTTCAGCCAGTTCGGGGTACCGTCATCACCCTTTGTATCAAAATCATCATCCAGGAACATGCCCATCGGGTAGTCGTTGTTCAGGAACTCCCAGCACTCGGTCGGGTTAACGCCACTAAACTTATCTGCTACCCACGACTGGTCATGATAACCAGGTATATCGCAGAATCCAAATACAGCTTCTGTTGACTTGTCGTTATTGAAATTGAACTTGCCAAGGAACTGTGGAGTTTCGTCCAGGGTACCGCGGTAGAACAGGTAACAAGGTTCACCGTCGATGGTTGTTCGCACATCATATCCATATTCTCCTGAACAATGTGCCTGAGCAGGAGTCAACTCTCCTGCAGCAGTAAGGATATTCTGTACAATTTTTGCCATACCAGTGTTATGTGATGATGAGGATTCGGCAAAGTCAGCCTTAAGACAGAAACAATCCACAGGAGCTGCTGCCTTGTTGGATGTACCTGCCTGACGGAATGAGTATTTCGCCTCTTCCTGAAGCTCTCCTCCAACACCTTGTTCGTCACAGCCAAGATACAAATCACCGGCTACCTTGGAAGCATTCTTGAAATAAATGCGGTAGTTCTTTATCGGATATGCAAGTGATGAAGTTCCCTGCAGACGGATACATCCTCCCACGCACTTGAAGTTCAATGACTGGTTCCCTTTCACCACACAAAGCATCTCGTCCACATCATATTTCGGGTCTTTGTCGTTATTGACAGCCGCTTGGAGAACAGTAGGAACCCCATTGTCCTGCCGCCCGGTAATGATGATATAACGCATTCCGTCCGGAACACTGTCAACTGTAACATTTCCGTTGTCATCAATCACATTATTTGATTCATACAACGCAAACATGTCATCAACAGAATCCTGGTCAATCATATAACAATCCAAAACCTGAGAATCACTAAGATACGTATTATAAGCCCTCAACAGATACACATCTAACGTGGCACCGTCTGCTCCCATGGTAACAAACTGCGGGTCGGACTGGTAAATGCTATCAGAAGCAGACCTCTGTACAGAACCTGACATGATTCCGTTGATATACAGATATACCATCTCAGTATTCAGTTTCTCATATTCTGATGAACCAGATGCTGATTTAGGAAATGAGACAAACATTACCTCATAGACTTCGCCTGAAGCCATCTTCATGGATAATGAGGACTTACCTTTAGTCTGCATTCTTGCTTCCTGTGATGTTATCACAAAACCTGTTCCATCACCGTCAACGCATCTTATCAACTCAGCTTCATCATCCACAACTTCAGAGACCTTATACTTTACAGCAAAAGCAAAAGCGTTAGTTACGTTCTGGTCTGGTTGCCTTAACGGAGCATATTGAACGACAGCACGAGCTTTGTCATTCAATCTTAACGCATTTCCAATCCATCCGTCACCGCCCCATTTGAATCCTTCGAACACAGTTTGAATGCCGTTATAACTCCATTCTTCACGGTTGACATCATTATTATTTCTTCCCTGTGCAGAAAGTTTGAGAGTCATTCCGTCTGTGGGTTCACTTATATTGAGTTCACTCTTCTCTGCAATCAATCTGAAGCTGTATTCAGTTTTGCCTACAACAATCCGGCACTTCTGTTCTCCATAATTAGAAGCACGAAGCGTAAGATTCTGTACAACGAAAGGAACAGATGATGATGAGGCTACATCTTCACCAACATATACGATTGCATTTGTAGGAGTTTCTTTAGGATTATATGCGGCATAGGATAGTGTATATACATCAAACTGCTTTGTTTGTATGTAAGACGTATTTTCTCCCAAGATAAGGCTTCCATCAGGATAGTCGAACCTTGCATATACTATCGGAGCATTATTATCAGTTTCTCTAACACCTATTGCAAAGTATATGCTGTTTGATTTAATTATATTATCCTCAGACAGCTCAAGTTCTACGACAAGCTGAACAGAATGGGTTCCATGTGACATTCCAGATGTATCTATACTGAATGATCCATTCGCTGTTGAAGCAGTTATACTTCTATCTTCCTTGTCAACACCATCAACGTAGCACCTTAATGTTTTGTTTCCTGCTCCTGACAGAGCATAAGGGATAGTGACACTATCTCCTCTATTGATAGATGTTGCAATATTGAATGAACTGGATAGAGTCAACTGAACCACATTGATTGTCCATGTAATTTGAGAAACCTGCATCTCTGCGCCTTCACCGACCTGAACCTTTACCCTTACAGTATTGGTACCTACTCCCATATACTTTGTCACATCAACAGTATTGCTGCTTCCTGCATAGATGTTACTTTCTAATGTATTGGTGTTAGCACCTTGTATGATTGTCACTATCGCCTTAGCCGGATTTCCCGTTGATTCTCCAGTCTCAGAATTGACATGGTCATACTTGTATGTCAATTTCACATCGTCTCCAATCTTTACAGTCTTGTTAGCTGTAACGCGAGTAAGAATTACCTTCGTTGCAAGACTGCTTCCGCCACCGGCACCGGAGAACTGGTCTGTAGTACTTATCACTTCACCACCTGCATTCAAAAGAGAGATAGAATATACCTTCTGATCACCCTCTCCTATCTCGTTCAATTGTATTCCTGACGCCACCGAGCCTGTATTCTTCTTTAACTCATTGAATACAGCCTTTCCACTTACAGGGTTAGTTGAATTTTCATTAACGGCCTGGTCCACTTCAACAACTGGTATCTCAAGGTCAACCTGTCCATGTTCATCCGGCGTCAACTCTTGAACAGAAATACCTTTTGTTACTTTAATTTTCTTAATCGCATCTCCACCTCCGAAACGTTCCCAGGCAGAAGGCTCAAGCCAGCTTTCAATGCTGGTTCCTGAAAAACGATAGTCCTCCCATTTACCTGCAGATACTTCGAATGTAATAATCTTACCCTTCTTATCTTCATCATCTATCTTGTCGTTTGCGATTGCCTGAAGTGCTGTTTCAATAGTGTAATACCCTTCTATCAATGGATGCTGCACAGAAACATTGTAGAATCCGCTTCCAGTACCTCCACCAGAAATCTGTTTCCAGTTACTTTCAGTGCTCCAGTTTTCAATAGAATCACCAGTGAAAGTAACGTCAATCCATGAACCATCATCGGAAAGATAACGCACTTCAAACCCATGAATTCTGAGTTCTTCCGGAACAAGATTGACAGCGGAAACCAAATCTAATCTTTCGCCATTTTTAGATACATTTTTAAAGAAGATATTTTCATCAATCTTATCAGATAGTTCTTTCTTGGTATCAGTAATGCTCTTTTCAATCTCATTGAACTTCTTAAAAATAGTAGAATTAGCTACAGGACGGTCTGAATCTTCAGATAGTTCCTTATCTGTAATAGTAATAAGCTCTCCTCCATCCTTCCATTTATTTGTCTCTGTATCCCAGTTATAGATGTGACGAGGATTTCCAACAAATGCATAGCAGCCAATAGTTCCCCTAACCGACTGTAGAACTTCTTCAGATTCAAAATTACCTTTGAATTTAGATACATAATCAGAAGGATAACAAGCTGAAGTTAAAGTTATTCTATTATAATCAGGATCAGAACTTTCAACGCCAGAACATTTAAGAGTTAATACACCAGGATCTGATTCTTCTTCATTAGCAACAATCCTTCCAGTCAAATAAGGATTAATTGCTTCTAAATTCATTGAATAATTTTTATTTACACTATCTTGTAAAAAAATTACATTATATTTCTTTCTATCTAACAGTGCTTCTCCACGTACCTCAAATGATAAAATAAAGAATGGGACAGTACATGGTATTTTAGTAACGTACTTATTACTTCCATCAAAATTTATAATTATACTATTTAAATCTAAATAATTATATTCAGTTACAACAGACTTTATCCCAATATTTTTTAATACTTGCGCTTGTTCTTCTTCCGATAATGATTGTTCGGTCTTAAAAAGTACATCATTCGTCACCCTTTTAGCAGCATCTTCAGCAATAGAAACAGCTTCTTCTCCTTTCTCCTTAGCATTGTTACCCTGTTCTTTCGCATAATCTCCCTGTTCTTTCGCATACTGCGCAAGTTCACCTGACTGGCCGGCCAATACAGCCTGTCTCTTTGCTTCTTCAGAATACTCCTTGGATTTTTCAGAATATTCCTCAGATTCATTTGCAGACTCTTCGGACTTCTCAGCATAGTTCTGTGATTCGGCGACAGCCTGATTAGCTTCTTGAAGAACTTTTGAAGATACATTCTTAGCAAGGTTTTTAGCACTAATTTTCCTGCCTCTATTCAACTCGATATAATCATCATCTGAATAAGATTCTACCTCATTCAACTGGTCTATCGTAGCTGAATTCGTCCTTAAAGACTGAATTACAGATGAGATAATCTCCTGTTTTTCATCGTTCGTCATAAATCTATAATTTTAAATTTGTCATTACCAACGTTCCTATAACGTGAATCATCAACGCGTCTCATTATCATCTTATTGTTCATCTCAATTTCCGGGTTCAGTGATGAGACCCTTCTTATTGCCTGTTTAAACACATAAGACCTTATACCCTCTACAAGTACATTCATTTCAGGTACATTAGAATCAACCCTGGCATAACGAACGCCATCGACATAAAAATAGCTGCAACATAATGCCTTGTTTAGCAACTCTGCATACCACACTGGACAGCCTTTTGAACCTCCCATAGTAAGAGTCTTCTGTACATTGTCAATACTATATATGTCAATAACATCATTACCTGAAGTTGTATATTGCTCATTATCTACTCCGAAAACCCAATCATCATCCTTGAATCCCCCAGGTATTCTGAAATCAAAAAAGTATTGCATTCCATCAATCCAAAATACAGCATCCTTTCTCATCCTATTATTAGGATTTGAATACTGCAATAGAACAGTTCCAGAGACATCATCTGTCACACGGAATACTTCTGAACATACCCCATCAACTTCAACAGAATATAGGCCATCATTCAATCCTGTTATTTCTGTGAAATACAAAGTTTCATTGGGGTTCATCAACCAAGACCTCATGTTAACCATCCGCCTTTTCCCGTCTATTACATCAACGATATATACTGATGGGGAATTACTTTCATTGTATGCTATTATTTGCAAAAGAATATGGTCATACGGAGAGAATGACTGCATATATCTGCTTGATAATCCAATATCCGTAGATGGATTGAAGAATAATGGAGTAAAAGGACTTATCTTATACATATTAGCATTCAATTAATTCATATTCAAACACTTCATCATTGCATACATTAATATCAAGATTTTTCAGATACCCTTTATATAATTTCCCATCCCATTCAAAATCTACGTATCCATTCCAGTCTTCAGGCAATATGAAATCATTTGTCTTAACGGTAATATCCCCTTCCTTAAACAATTGCGATGCAAGAGATACATTTTTGTTCACTCTATTAGAGTTTATCATGATATTATCCAAAATATCACTCGAAGTATATATAAGACGAGAAGTATATGATGCAAGGAACCTTTCATTTGCCTCAATAAGAAAATGTGGAAACAATCTGGCATTAAATATAGTTTCTGTATACACTCCATCAACAGATATACTTCTATCCAATTTATAACATGAATCTGCTATAGATGTATAAACTATGAATGTATTATTATCACTATCAGAATCAGATGTCTGATTAACATTCTTCTTCGACAATTCCTGAAATCCATAACTATCAGCACGGTATGGGCATAAAAAATCAAGTGTCTGCTCTTTAAGATTCAGTCCAGTAGAATATTCAATTGTAGAATTAAACTCATCCTTACCATTATTCCCTAAATCATAGTCCTGTTTTGCATATCCAACCTTCACAGATGAGTAAATCCTTCCAGAAGATACGCTGTACTCAGGTTCACTGACCACACTCAAAGTTTTTGACACACTATTTAAGAATACAGAATTTCTATGTACAAATTTTATAACATACCTATCAGTAGGTATAACTACAGGAATATCTTCTCCATCGTTCCTCTCTGGAAGTGAAGGAACAGGACCATTATACATAAGCAATCTGTTTCCTGATGTTGAGATATATGATGTTCCATCATCGTAGCTACTAAGGTCAGAAATATCAACAAAAACAGCAGAAGGATTTAAACGGCCATCTTTTTGGTAAGATTCAGAATCTTCAAAAACACTATAGTACGAACCTGATTGATAGTACAAGAATTTAGACAATTCTTTCGAGAAGAAAATATTCTCCCTGTTTACATCACCATCGTATTCCCCTGAATCAAAAATATTTCCTATAATAAATCCACCAAACCGTGCAAGATGATTATATCTTGAAAAATCAAGTGACGAAATAAAATAATCATTTAATCTGTTGTTAACTGAATCTGTGATGTAATATTTCTTTGAAACAGAATCATACAATATGTTTTTATCTATTATAACAATATCAAAACTACTATTCATCTCATTATACTTCTCTATTCCAGGATAATTAAAGAAGTAATAAACCCCATTATTTCCAAGTCCACCGAATAAGTAATCCTCAAAAAACACGACATCAACTAATGTCACATCATCAGGTAATAATTCATCAATTTCTTCATTTGTTAAATCTGTAAAATATTTTCCAGGCCTTACAAACTCATCTGCATCAATCTGAACATCATCATATACATAATCCTTTGTATAATCAACATCATCAGAACCGTCATCTATATTAGTATTCTCTCCATCTGATTCTATCACATAAACCATTCCTGCTACTACTTCAAGAAATTTGCAAAAATCAGAGAATGACGTATACAACTTTGCTGAATTAAATTTTCTAACTGACTCACCAGCAACAAGTAATATTTTGTCTAACTCCGTATTATCAAAATTAACTTCTCCCCTTACATAAGAAGCCATCCCCATTTTTTCGATAAGATTATTCAGTAAAGAAGAAGGCTTTACAACATCGATATAGCTTATTTCTCCAGTCTCATTCCATCTAAGTTCACCAAGGTTATAAAAATAAAATGTAGATCTTCCAAAGCTAACAGGATTAATAAGCATAAAACGATGCAAGCACAACTGAAGCCTTTCACCTTTCAAAAGATTTACATTACATAATCCACTCGCATTTACAAACGAACTAACAATAGATACAGGATTACCATTCACTGGAATTTTATACAATGATACCATTACATCGTTCAGTTCACCACTTACAGAGTTTACAACATTTATTGAAATTGACTTTAAATCAATCTCAATGCTGACATCTTTAACTGCTTCAAGAAAGTAACTCGTTGTATTAAGATTAGGCCCTGCAGTCACCCATGAAGAAGATGTGTCAATTTTTCCAGACAATCCTTCTTCCTGGTCATTCATTTTTACATATCCATCGACTTGAATATCACTTTCTGCATAAGAAACAGGAGGTATATAATATACAAAACCACTGCAATCAACATTTTCTCTTATCGTATAACTTTCATCATCAACAGAATTTCCAGTAAATACAATTCTTACAGTATTTAACAACCTTACCCCATCAAAATATAGCTGTTTACCTTCCTTGACTTCATCAACAAGAACCTCATACTTAGTCCCCTTGTTTGAGTTCAATATTGCAGCAACAGAATTATCTAGACAGGCTATCTGTGCAGTATATCCATCATACTTGAATGTAGAAAAATCGATTGGGCATTCAAACAGCAAGTCATATTCCCAGTTATTATTAATTCTATAAACAGCAAATGCTCCTGTCGATTTCAATTTATTCTCAGTATAATAAGAAACAATCATATTTCGTGCCTTTCCAGTCAACGTGATTGTACTACCACATTTTCTCACAACACCACCATAATCAGACCTCACATACGACAATTTTATGTCATCAAGATTTGTAATCATGTCAGAAATATCAATGCAATTTGATTTTGATATTTCAACTTTACTAGAGCCAAGTGATATATAGAATTTGCAATTCATTTTCATGCTTTTTTCAACAAAAGCAAATATATAAAAATAGGCAAACCGACTACGGATTGCCTAAAATCCTGCTCATCCAAAAACACGCAAACAACTGATATAAAATGCATTACACAAAACCGAACTATTTAACCATGCTACTTCTGCAGACAAGTACATCTCCAGCAATCCAGTCTCCAGGACTTATGGATTCCGATGCCGTTGCCAGTACTGTTGCTACATAATTGAACTGCTGAGACTCAATCTTCCCATCAGAGTTAACAATCATAATATATTCATCAGTCAATTTTATTGCAAACCCCTCCTTATCAAATTCCTTAAAAATCAAAGGACCTACATTCTTTCTTATTGGAACAATCTCTATATATCCATTAACAGAATCCTGCAATTCTTTCAACGAGAAATCACTCCCGTTTGCCGGGAAAGTAAATGATACTTCCCCGGAAGTAGTAACAATAAAACTTTCCATATCAATAAACAGTTACAAGGTTTTCTATCTTAAAGCATCTCATCTCTCCTTTATCTACATCAAAGTATGCAAATGTCTTGTAACTTGGCTTTGTCATTTTTTTTCCGTGAATTGATGTTCCGGCCGGAAGATTGTACAATGTTCCGGAAGCATGTCTGATGCTTCCGTCAACTTTCTGGAATGCAAATTTCACAATACCCTTTCTCATATTTTTAGCAAGTCTGTATAACTCCCATGCCTTAATAAGACAGATTTTCCACGTGTATTCTGTTGTTTTTGCTAACTGGTGTGCATACTTCATCACTCTTACTCGAAAATTACTCTTTTCCATAATGCTAATTATTTGGTTTGACTTATATTTTAATTGTACTATAAAGATAGTTCAGATTGACTATATATGCAATCGTAAACTTCGCCATTTTCAATTGTCAAACCATAATTAACTTATTAATCTACAACACATTGCCTAATCATATTCCGAGCAAACGAGATACGGCTACGAACCGTACCTAATGGTATATGCATCTTTTTTGCTATCTCTTCATAAGAGTAACCCTCAGCATACATTATAGCGCAATCAACGGAACATGATTTTCTCCTGCATTTTTCAATTATCCCATAAAGTTCATTCCTTAACGTTTCATTGTCCGCATCGAAATAAGAATGGATATGATCAGCCTTCTCCTCAGAATCGAAACGTATCAATGATTCATGATTGTATGTTGTTATATATGTGTTCAACATAATAACGCTGCACCATGGTCGGAAGCTCTTGGAAGAATCATATTTACTTTTATTTGACAGAATCTTATACACAGTCTCTTCGGCAAGGTCTTCTGCGTCCATCATATTCCTGCAATACTTTCTTGCCAGTCCCAATATCCACTGATATTGCTCAATCACTATCTGCTCCAACCCCATGTCCATGCAATATTTTCATTCGAGATGATGAAAACTTATTCTGCTTCTCAGTAGACTTTCTGAGTAAGTCTATAAGAAAATCCGGGTTGTCGCAAAGTGACGATAAAAGATGAATTATTATGTCACATTTCTCATTAATTACTGGCAATAAAGCCACATTGTCGAATTTTTCTTCCATGTCTATTACGATTATTAGTGTTACAATCGTGTTACAAACCAAACGGAAAAAAATTCGACAAGCAGCAAAAAAGTTATCTAACGATGCAATTTTCTTTTAATTTCAACATCTGCCTGATGAACCATATTCGCATACACACCTGCAGTAATGATTCTTGTGTCAATATTCATTTTGAAATAAGTCATAAGAAACGCTATCTCCCTGTCAAATGATGCACGTACATCATCAGGAGTATTTTTCTTTCTATCAGCAGAAGAAGTATCTTCAATCCTCTTTCTCATGTACTCCGCTTCTGCAATCATACGGTCTATTCTTGAAGGAATCTTTTCACGCTCAATACCAGTAATTCCCATTTCTGACAGAAGTCCAACAACATCATCTACAGCGTTTATGCTAATAAGCGCCTTCAATATCTTTGCAATAGTAATCCTGTACTTAATCTTTATTTTCTCTTCCTTTTCTAAAATTGCAGATTCTATTCCGGAAGGATTTACTATGCTCTGATACTGATATATCAATTCTGAAGCCACATTTTCCAGCATGGAATTATTATCACCTTCCTCCATAAGAACTTCTCTGTTTCCACAAAGAAGTTCAATAAAATCAAACATACTCAACCTGCTTAATGTAGTTATCATAATCTTGTACTTTTATAATGTTCATAATTAGAGTTGTATGCTTCCTTATGTATTATCTTCATTATTTTCCTGAGTTCTACACGCATTCCTTTCATCTCACGAGATAGTTCAGAATAATCATTTACAACAACAGGACTACTTATTCCTGAATCATATATAGTATTCATTCTTACATTCTCATTGAATTCGCTTATATCAGGGAACACTTCAGCACCTTTCGGTAAATCTACCACGGTAGGAACATCTGGAGTTACCCATGACTTACCACCATACACAACAACCTCCCGCTTTCCACCATCACCAACGATAGCCAATCCTCCAATATGTCCACCGTTCTTAGTACCTTCCTTGTATGCAGGTATAGGAGTAGCTGCAATTGTAGCTACTTGTACAGCACCCATTGCGGCAACAACGGCAGCCATTACGGCACCAAGAACAGGACCTAACTTCCATGCTTCCATTATACCACGTGCCGTTGCAATTCCAGTCTGTGCTATCTGTACAGCTTTATCCCACTTGGCCTGTTTCTGCTGCAACTGTACTTTCTTCTTCTCAAGTTCCTCATTCTTTCTTGATGTTTCAGCTTCAGCAGCTCTTTTCCTTGCTTCAGCTTCTTCCTCAGATATTGCTCCACTTTCGGCAAGTGCTTCAATCCTTTCAACATCAGCATTGTATGCTTCTTCGTTTGCTTCCTGCTGTTTTTCGAGTTCCTCTATATCACGCTGATACATCGTTGAAGCGAAATCTGCAACCGTAGAAAGTGCATCCATAGCAATATTGATACTTTTTTGGATTCTTTCATTTCGCTCATCCTCCATATCCTCCTCTTTCTTCTTGATTCGTTCCAATTCGTTTATTTCCGCATCTGCTTCAGCCTTTGCCAAATCAGCCTTAGCCTTTTGGAGTCTTTCGGCTATTTCTTCACGTTTATCAGCATTCAGTTCCTCTACTGCCAACTGTTCCTCAAGAGAAGATATGGCAGCCTTGGCTGTATCAATAGAATACCGTTCTGTAATCTCAGCCTTCTTTTTCTCATATTCCTCATCCGAAACAAGTTTCTTGGCATGCAGCTTTTCCAACTCTTTCAGGTCAGAATTATATTGTGCATTCCTTACAACCTGTTCGGCTGCGGCAGATTTAGAAATCTCATCAACATAATCAGCAGCATATTCCTCATAAATCTTACGCTTTTCATTGATGTATTTCTTTTCGATGAGGCTCACGTCGGCACCATTACTTTCAGCAGCCTTCATTTCTTCTTCCTTCTGCTTATCAAGTATATCAAGACGAACGGACATTTCTTCCTCACTACCTTCCTCAACGGAAGCAAGACGATTCTGAAGGTCAATACTTGCACGATTCTTTTCATACTCCTCAGAAGCCTTCGCCAATTCGTTGTTCATTTCTTGAAGTAACGATTTTCTCAATGCCATTTCTGCGGATGAATTACCTTTTACGGCATCAATCTTCTGCTGGTAACCATAGCGGATTGTGGCCAGTTCCTTATCAAGTCCTTCTTCCATCAAGGCAATACGTGATTCCTGCAACGATTTTTCCGCTTCAAGACGTGCAGATTTTTCATCCTCAGTTTCTGTACCGATATTTGTGGTTTTGGGGGAGCTACCGTCTGTACTTAAGTCTTGAAGCTGTCTTGAAAGTGAGGCATTTATTGATGTTTCTTTTGAAAGCGCATCACGAGCGTCATTCAACTCTTCTCTTACCACACCCAAACGCCTATTATTATCAATGCTTACAGAACCTCCAAAAATAAATCTATCCCAAAAATCACTCCACTTGTTTCTCTCCTTTTCTCCATATTCGACACGAAGTTTATCATATTTAGTTGAGGCTTCAGACAACAATTTATCACTATCTTCCAACTGCTTCTTAATATCGCTCTTAACATGCTCCAAGGCTGCTTTATAAGCTTCATCCCTTGTCATGCCCTGAGATTCCATATATGAATTTGTCAAGTTTTCAACTCTATCCTGATTGCTCTTATAAGCATTTGCTCCGTTTGCAGTTCCATCAGACTTGGCGTTTTCCAATGCTTTATATGTTGCCTGGTCAGCGGACATACGCAGCTTATTGATTCGTTCAAGCAGGTCAGCAATAACAGTATTACCAAAAGTTTTTATTCTTGCTGTCATAGTCTCAAATGAGCCTCCTGTCATGTCAAATAAATCGGAAACGGCTGTTGCTAACCTCTTTTGAGACTCAATCATTTCTTCTTGAACATCACCTAATTGTCCAGTTTCATCCTTTACATCATCAAGATTAGTCTTAATATCCTTCAATGTTCGTACATATTGCAATCCGGCATCTTCACCAGGGCCACCGAATATGTCAGCAAGAGCGGTACCTACGACAGACGCACTGTCAGGTAACTCACTAAGTCTCTGTGAAACCATCTGTATAATGTCGAATGTGGTTTTCTGACCTGTTCTAAGCTGTTCCTGAACCTTATCTGCGGATATTCCGATACCTTCGAGTGCTGAGGCTGTAGCGGTAGTCATCTCACGGATACGGAGATTGCCTTCCTTGATAACGTCCACACCCTTATCAGAATAGATACCAGACTTAGCAGCCTGGGCAGTAATTGCGATGAATGTTTCAGCGCTTATCCCAGCTTCTTTAAAGTATGCAGGATACTCCCTAAGAGTGTCCAGGAACTCACCGTTTGCATCGGCACCGGCAATGAATCCGTCCTGAATCAGTTTCAGTGATTCTTCAGCGGATATACCAAACTGCTTCGATACAGCATTTGCACCAATCAATACCTCCTTGAAGTCTTTACCATAGAAGTCTGCTATCGCCTGCACTTCCGTGCGATAAGCCTTCAGGTCCTCTCCTGACTTCTCAGTGAACTGCTGGGTAAGTCTTGTAGCCTCTGTTAGTCCCTTATTGTAGTTCACCCACCATCCTATTCCGGCACCGGCAGCACCAACAGCTCCAAGTCCCAACAGCCACTTATTCTGGAATATCTTTCCTATACCGGACAATCCTTCAAGCATACTTCCAGCATTACCAAGAGATTGAAGGGAATCACCAAAACTTCCTGATATGATTCCAAAGCTGCCCATAGAATCATTAAGATGGTTTAGTTCCATCCATGCAGCCTTAACCTCTTCCTTGTAATTACCGATGGTCATCTTCTGCTGCGTGTACCGGTCACTGTTACGCTTAATGTAATCTGTGTTTACGCCTATGGTAGAATTCAGCTTACCGAGCGTATTCCTGTAATCCTCATCAGTATCACGAACAAGCCTGACAGCCTGACGCAATTTCTTATTAACTTCATTTGCTTCCTCAATGCTATGCACTTCCTTATCGGATAGCGAAATCGCTTCCTTGATTATCCTGATGCGCTCCTCCTCGGTCATGGTAGCAGACTTTCTTGTAGTGTTCGCAGCTTTCTGGGACTTATTCATTGCCTCCTCAGCCTTAGCAGCCTGCTGCATTGCCTTTGATGCTTCTGCTGATGCCTTTGACAATTCCTTTACCTCTTTTGTACTCAGCTTTTCTGCATCTGCCTTCTCCTTGATTTTCTTCATCAGTTGTTCAGCGACCTCTGCTTGACGACTGAATGCATCAGTAAGTTTTTCAGATGCGGAAGATACGTTCTTAGCCTGAGTATTATATATGGCCTGCAACTTGTCAATGTCTCCCTTTACCTTTACGTCAACAGTAAGTCCCTTGATAAGTTCAGAGGCAGCATCCTTGTAATCCTGCCTTACATCTGATATTGTACTCCTAAGTTCCTGCAGCTTCTTCAATGATTCCTCATCGACGAAATCCTTCAATTTTAAATTTCCCATCACAAGTAATGTTTATATTCAACAATAACGCCATCCACCTTGGTACCTTCCTTATCGAACGAGTAGGTACCGTCACTCTTCCTGTACACAACGTACACGCATCCATCCAGCATGGCAGCTTTTTTTGCAAGCATGGCCACACGCTCATAGTCAGACATGATTTTCTTATTCTCGCAACCGCATCCCATCATTTATACCCACATTGTTTGAAAAAACGTTTCAAAAAAGGCTCGAGAAGTTGAAGTACAACATACTCTCTTGCGTCCTTTCCCAACATCAGAATGTCATTACCGTATTTCCTTACTATGTCAGGACCATCCACAAATCCAACGGTATCAATCGAGAGAGTATCACCTGCAACAGATGCGCGGATACTTTCATGGAACGGACCGGTGATATACAAGTTAGGAACATCAACAGGCCTTGGAGGAAGATTCAGTCTCGGGCTTTTTATCGGAGGTGTTATCTTCTTTTTCCATGCTATATATCCGTCAGGATTGTTATGCCATATGGAGGTAGTCTCATGAAAATACGGATCATCAGAATAACCCGGCCTCAGACTGTCTGTATTACCGTCAAGACCAGAATATAGCTGTTCCCTTACAAGGTCTGCAATTTCTATATTGTTTTCCTGAAGGCAATCCATACATGACTTTTCAAATCCTGATGCAATTCTGTTTATCACATTCTCCAATTTCTCGAAATCAGCCATACATACAATTAAAATTAAAGCCGGACTTCCGCCCGGCTTAATCAACCAAAACCATCACTTATCAGCAGACTCACCGTCAGCATCCTTTACAGACTTACAAGCAATCCGGTCATACACGTCAGAAAGTTTCTTTCTTCGATTCTCCTCAGCAACTTTCTGCCAGATACAGGTCATGTGAGTATCAATGAATTTCTTTTTCGACATCATCTTGACCTGCTTTTCCACAAAATTGACTCCATCTACAATCATGACGCTTTGACCACCTTAACAAATTCAACCCATTTGACATCTTTCTCGTACAGAACAGAAGGTGATTTAACTGAAATCTCACCGTCACCAGGAGTAATTGTGAGATAACCGTCCTCATACGAAGCTGATGTAACCCCTTCAAATACCTCGGATGCACCTGAGGACAATGCAGTGGCAAATTCTGCAGTTCTGTCATATCCACCGACACATTCAATAATCTTGAATTTGTTGCTTTCATTTTCAACCAACATGACCTCAGTCAATCCTTTAATAACATTCGCAGGATTGAAATCCAACTTCAAGTAGTCAAAGTTCAACTGGCTGTCTTCTGCATCCATGTGGCAGAAATTTACCGTCATACTTGACTTCGCACTGCTTGTGCTGAACGGTGTGGCACCTGGATATACTGTTGACATCGGAATTCCGGCAAGAATATCAGTTCCATCATTGTAACCGATAAGCATTCTGTTTGAATCCCAGAAGTACACATCCCATTCCTTGTTAGCACAACGCAACAGCTCAGCATTCAGAATTTCATCAAAACGAGGAAGCGTGAAAGTATCTGTCTGAGCGTTGAGGCCATTGTACTGGTTCGCTCCGTATCCCACAGCACTAACCTGAGCTTCACCACCATTCTTCGCATATTCAACGAATGTATGAATAGGATAAATTCTGCCTGGTCTGTCAGCATGACACTTTTTTTCCAACTCATCGGCAGTAATATTTGCCGGTAGTTTTACTCCATGCTCAACAAGTATTGCACCTTTTACCTTACCCCAGTCAACCTTGCAGGCCGAACCACCTGTATTCATTTCTGCGCTTTCGCACACTCTTGTATTTCTCATTACCTACAACTTTGATTTTTAACAATTAATTCCATCGAGCGTATATTTATGGCATCAATAGGCTCGCTCACTTCCTCTCCGGATTCCGTATAGGCTCCGTATCTGCCATACGAGTAGTTCTCAGAATATTCATGCGGAACGATGCTGTCATAGTATATATCAAACCTTCCATCATTTCTGACTACCTCAATCAGCCTTTCATAAATTGGTCGAAGAATGTTGATGAATGAAGCATACAGACGCCGTTCATTGCTCCAGCTCTTCGTTGATGAACACGCTATAAGGATATTCAGTGAAACCTTTGAATAATAGTCCAGACTGTCTCTCTTCTCTGTAACAGGACAGAACAGTACGACAAGCGGGAACTTACGTTCTGATGTTGAAGGTACTTTGCTGTATTCATCAAGTTTATCCTTCACATACTGGGCCGAACCAAATATGTAGTTCAGTTCAGGATTCTTAACTTCCTCAAACCTGTCATTCTCGATGTCAGCAGGCATTACGATTGTAAGGTTCCCACTCATTTCCTTTACTACATCTCCAATAATCTCAACGATACCTTTCATAGATTGAACTGGTTAATCTTAATCAACATGTTAGTCTGTGTGACAAGGTCAATCGGACAATTACCATCACGCGCCCACTGGATGAACTTCACATTGGCGGAAACCATCCTGTTCCATGCAATAACCTGGGCATTGACAGGTGAGATGTACTCATTGGAACACTTCAGACGGACATTCCCGGTTATTGTAGCTTCCGATGAAGAATCACGAAGTATGTGGAACAGCACGAAATCAGCAAAAGGCTCTTTCAGTTTGTTGCATACGATTTCATACTTAGACGGCTCAGTATCTTCTTTTTCTTCATCATCAGACAAATCAAGGTAATCCATTGCATAACCTGCTTCTTTTTCCCCAAGCATGGCTTCGAGGAAAACAGGCTGCAACTCCTTAATATATGCTTCAATATGACCGGTTACTGCTAAAGAATCGGCACCGGCCGTCTTTGATGTTGAGGCGTTTTGAATATGACGTGGGCCTTCTACAAAATATGACACATCAATCAACATGGCAATTCCTTATTTTTTCGCTTTCGAAGCAGAAACTTTCTTCTCGTCCTGAACAACGGTTGCCTTTTCATCTTCGGCAGAAACCTCTTTAGTGTCGGTTTGCTCAACTTCTTTAGAGTCTGCATCTTCAACATCTTTGTTATCATCTAAGTGTGTTTCAAGTTCTGCTATCTTTGCTTTCAATTCTTCATTCTCCTTCTGTAAATTCTCATTCTTTGCAGAAAGATTGTCAATAATCTTCTGCTGGCTCTCGAATGTCTTTTTGACATCCTCTTCCGGAACAAGCCCAGCTTCCGAGACCGGGGTGATGGTAATCAACCCACGGCCAATACGGATACGCTGTTCTTTTATGACAGATTCAAGAGCCTTCTCGTCTCCATTAAGCAAATACATAAGCATCAGGCTTTAGTGATTGCTTCTTTCAATGCTGACAGACTTCCATAAGCGAATGCCCACGGCATATATACTGGGAAAATTACTTCTTCCTGAGCAATGAGTACAACTTCGTTCTGCAGCTTACTTTCAACGTCCTCAGCCCATTCAAGAGTCAAAGAGGTGTAATCAACAAGGGAAGCAGCCATATTGAAATCACCGATAAGATATTTCCCTGGCAGAATATTGTTGGTTTCGATAATAGGACGACCTGCAATATATTTCACACCGTTTACGGTAGTTATGATACCAAGATTACGACCAGTCGTGTCCTTCTCAGACTCAATAGCGTTCACAGTAATAGGATTCAAAGCAATTGCATTTGGAGTGTACTGAGCGTACGTCATTACAGCGAAACCAGTCTTGACAACATCCAAAGAGTTTGGCTCCTCTACGGATTTGAACGCACTATTACTTACCTTGAATGTCATTGATGCAGTAGAAGTCCCTTCCGAGTACGCAACGCCCTTCAATAGAATCTGACGGTCATTCATCTTGACCAACTGGTTTGCGCTGTTAAGAGCAGTAATTCCTGTGGCTCCTGTAAATGTGATTGTCATTCCGTCGAGAATCAAGTCCTGCGGATTTGTAAACTCTACAATCGTATCCTTGTTTGAGTTACATCCGGATACAGATTTGACGGAACCTGCAGTACCGCTGACAATGGAATCACTGATGATTTTCTCAATAGGATGCACCCCTGAATGGTTTACAATACCAAGCAGGTTTTCTCCATTTCCGTCACCAAACAGAATGTTCCAGTCTTCAGCATTGTATACAGCCTCAGGCAGCATCTTTAGAATGAATGACCGAATAAATACACGGCTCTTGAGCATTCTCTTTGACAGACGGATATGAGTACCAAGACGCTTCGTACCTGTCTGTTGTTCCTTCACTTTAATGCTGGATTCGGGAAGCTTTCCATTCTCAGTAACATAACGCGCATTTCTGTCAAAATCGTACACCTGTGTGAACGCAAGATTCGGGTACTTCGGATCTCCCTGCAATGTAGTGATAACATCACGCATATGGACACGCTTGTTGGCTACCTGCGAAACTACACGATTCTGCTGCTGAGTAGTAAGGTGGTCTCCTGTATAGTTATCTGTCATTGATACAATGTCCTTCAAACAGAAACCTTCAAACACACCCGACTTACGGCAATTACCAGACGCGAATTCCTTGAATTTCTCTGAATCAAGCATTTCGTTCAGTTTTTCATCAAACTTGTTGATAACTTCCATGCCGATACCTTTAGATTTCAGCTTCTCGATAGTCTCACCAAGACCTTTAACCGTTTTAATGAGTTCCTCGTTATCCTTAGCAAGCTGCTTGAACTTCTCATCATCATAGCCGTTCAGCTTTTCGTTAAGCCCCTTCAATTTGCTTTCCACATCTTCCGGAGAGATAATACCCTCCATCGCCTTGTTGATGACATTACACATCATCTGTGCGATGTTGTTCATAAATGTAGCCTGTTCCTGAGGAAGGCCGTCAGTCTTAAGACCGAAATCTGCAACTGTAAATTTCTTCATCTTCAATTAAAATTTTAATCATTATTACTAAATACCTCATTCAAAGGACCGAAGAAAGAAGTGCTATCAGCGGCTTTTTTCTTAACATCATCATCTTCTTGCTTACCGTCAGTTTTATCCTGAGTGTCATTCAACGGCTCAGACTTTCCGGAGAAGATGTTTGTGCTATTATCCTGCAACAAGGCGTTACTTCTATATACTCTCCCATAACATGCCGGACAACGGACGTATGCCATGAAATTCTGTACTGATTTTTCTGTCAGTTCCTGTCCTTCAGACTTCACGGAATCAATAAGTGCAATGACATCAGCACGCACTTCCGGTTCCAGCTTGTCTATCTCCTGACTGACAATACGTTCAGTAAGCCATCTTGAATACATATTAGCATAATCAAGAACCTGCTGTGAGAATGTCACCTCATTCTGTGAATCATAGTCGAACTGATGGCCACAATGGGGACAAGTTACCACGTTACCTCCATTAATTGCTTTAAGAAGTAGATTCAATTCCATATCATATTGTTTTAATCGTTCTTCCGAATAATCGGTATTCCTGAACGCTTTCCGGACAAATTCAATGGCATCTTTCACCTGCTCCTGTGTACCCGATTTGAGGTTTACAAGGAATGTCTGAGGATTGCTCCCCCAACTTGTTAAAGTAGAATATTCGTACATCTTCCATTCAAGCACCTTACACGGGTCAGTCTCGTCACGCTTGATTGCTTTCACACCGATAGAGTGTTCAAGTGTTCTTCCATTCTCAGCATACAGCTTGTAATCCGCCAATGTATCACGTCCAATCTGCTTCTCAAGATTAAGCTGGCCAACCATGATTAGGTTTCCTTCTTTTTCTTCTCCGCTCAATGGAACGCCAAGCAACTGGTCTGTACGGTGATTCAGAAACCATCTCATCCTGCCGATATTTTCCTTCAACGTCTTGTTAAAGGAACCAGGCATGGAAATGTCGTTCTGTGAGTCTTTCACACCGATACCGTTCACAGCTACCGTTACGATACCCTTCTCATCCACATCATTCGCCTTCGTTCTGTACTGTAGGCTCTTGGTTTTCTCTTCCATTCTCAACTTCACTTTTTGTGTTAAGACTAATTACATTCTTTACTATCTCTCTCTCCTCGTCTGACATCTCGAACAAAGTCTTGTCAAACATAGGTTCTTCGAATCTGCTTTCCTTGATTTGCGCTCGCCAGTCATTGATACTGATGAGTCCGCTCAGGAACTGTTCCTTACATCTGGTATTTATAAGTGTTTTCACTTCCTCTGCCTCTTTCAACCCCTGCTGCAGACAATCCACATCAGAGAAATCACAGTCCAAATAATATCCACCTTCCTCAAGACCAAGAAATGCAGTTAGCTGCTTGCAGAATTTCTTGGCCATCGGTATGATGGTAGATGTATATACAGCCTTTTCCGCGGTTACTTGATTGCTGAATGTTGACTGGTCCTTACGCGGTACCAGAACTGAGGGGATACCGTATGCTCCGGCTATCTGAATAGCATCAGTAAGAGTTTCCTCAAATGGCTGCAACTCACTGATGGTAAGGTTTGTTCTTACGAATGACAAGGGAACGTCACTTAATCCATACGGAAGCCTACGTTGGTCCAGCCCGAATTTTCCAAAATGACTGTCAAGTATTTCCTTCTTTTCATCTTCTGTCATTGCTGCAGTACCGGCTTCATCCTTCTTGTTTGATACCAGGAATCCCAAACCACCACGTTTAACGTAAATCACGTTTCTTGCTTCATATACAGCAAGAAGGTTGGAAATAGGTTTCAGATGCGAAGCCAACCTGCTCTGTGATTTCAGGAATCCGTTGATTGACATATATTCAGGTGAGCCGTCACGGTCATGCCATATCTGGAACGATGGAATATCCATTGTACTTACATAACCATAGTTCAGGCGATAGCAACGTATAATTTCCTCTTCCTTGGCTATACCGAACATAGGTATGTTAACTCCAAGATTCGGCTCTACATTAACAAAATCAGCAGGAAGTTCCCAAAAGTTATCACACCATTTCCACTTTGGCTGGTCCTTGAATGTTTCTCCCATAGCAGCACGAAAGAAAGCATTGCCAGTGCACAGCTTATATACGAAGTGTGAATATATCATCTCGTTCCAAGACATAAGACAATTTGGCTTTGTGAGAATCTGGTTCATTCTCTTGTTCTCCCAGACCACGCTGTCGTCCTTTACCTTCTTCAATTGGAATCCGGAACCTGATATACGTGAAGCAATGTAATCAATCGGAAAGAATACTTCTGGAACAGAACGGAACAGTTCCATGTAATTATGACCGCAAACCAGTGGGGATACGAATAACTCATGCACATCACATCGGTCAATATTACCACCATTTGGCGTTGAAACCGTCTGTGGCTCACTGGCCATTTTCAGACCGGCACAAGCTGGAAGTGTATCCTGTTTTATAATTGTATATCCCATAGTTTATCCTTATATGACAAAGATAAATTATGGGTATATACGATGTCGATTTTGGAAAAATCTTGCAATTCAGACGAACACTGAAACTACGAATAAACAACTATATATCAATTAGTTGCATTTAATAACAAGTTTACCCTAATTTTATGCAAGTGTATGCAATACCGCTCAAAAGGGCACTGGCTCCACTTATATTTTCATCATTGTAGTCAAGAACTTCAGTTATGAATGCCATATACTCATCATTTTCCATACCGGTCTCAGAAAGCAGGAAGTATGACTTGATGAAATCGGATGTAGCAGCTATTCTCTTATCCATATCCTGATATTCCTTCTTAATCCTTACTTCCGGAAGCGTATTTCTCAGTTCCCTTGCCATTTGGTAATATGCAGGTGACGATTCCACGATGTACGTTCCTGCATCATGTGAACATATAACAGACTTCATCTCTTCGAGTGATACAGTTTCACGCATTACGAGGTCAAGAACATGCCATTTTTCTCCACACCTTGCAACCTGACACATATAGAACTTTCCTCCAACATTCGGCATGATGTACACTATCTTCTGTGAATACTGATACTCGACTGAAGGATTGAAGAATCCGAACACGCTTCTGTCAGAATACATGTTGCGTTTACGACGGCTCGAGAACTGGGAATACTCCTCATACATGATGTCATGGACAACATATCTCAATGTATCGGTAAGGTGACCGTGTTCCTCATAGGACTGTTTCGTTACGCTGTCCTTTATCTTTGTCTTGAGGATTGCGCCATTGGCATCCTTCTGTACGCTCTGGTAGTCCTCGATTGATACCCTGCAACCATCGTCTATATTTATGCTGAGGCCCGGCAATGATTTCTCAAAAACAGCATTTACAAACTCACCGGTCATGGATACGGACGGGTTCCTTTTACCAACCTTATCCTCAACAATCCAGTTGTCTTTCTTCAATGTTTCAATGAACAGGTCCATGAATGAACGCTTCTCATCGTCGATAGTGTTGGCCGCTTTTGCTGATGCGTCACCATGAAGATAAATTTTATCGTCATATCCAAACTCATGCAGTCGCTTGGATACCAGTTTCGCAGCTCTTCTTGCGCTGTTGTTAGGGCTGTCTGCCGTGGTCTCAGCAATCTGGTACATATCCTTACCTTTGCTCAGGTCTACCTGCCAGTAGCCGACAGATATGTACGGCAATACGTTGCTGTCCACTGAAAGATGAATCGGCAATCCAGGTATGTAACTATATTCACCGCTGTTCTTTCCTACATTGAACGAACCGAGGAACTCGTTTCCGGTCTTGATTACGCCCCACTCTCCCAACGCATACACGTTGTAGTAGTCCGGGTCATGAATACGGTCATGCTCAAAGTCCATCACACACTGCTCATCGTAGTATCCATACGTTCCATCCGGTGAACCGACAACCCAGAAGTTATTCAGGTATGTTGTCTGTATAACTACCATATTGGGAGGATACTCCTCAATTTCCTTTGTAACAGGATTCACTATTGAGCGCCCCTCGTTCATCTTCAAAGACTTCACCTTTGTCAGCTCTGAAGGTATTATACGTCCGCCAATCTCTACAACCATAGGGACATCATGCAGTTTCTCGTTGTCCAGCCAGTCCTTCTTTATCCAGTTTGTCTCTGATATCGGGTTGAAGTCGGCAATAATCTGCTGCCCCTTCTTACCACGCAGACGCTTACGTATCTGCTTCAGGTCGGCATACTCAAACTCTGACAACTCTTCAAGCTGAACCCTCTTATAGTTACTGATACCCTTAATCTTTTCCGGATCATCCAAACCTGAGAAGTCAATCTTCGCACCGTTATACAGGCAACGGATTACATTCTGGTTGAACTTGAAGTATTGTGTGATTCCTAACAATGATGCAGCTACCTTATAATCCTCATATATGGTTTTGCTGATGGATGCTCCTACCTTTCTCATCACAAGCGTATTCTCCCCGTCCTGCAATGTCTGTATAAGCACAGCCTGTGCTACGCTGAAAGACTTACCCGATGAAGAACCGCCATACAGGATGATGAATCGAATAGTGGCATCATTCAGGTATTTCAGCAGGTAAAATGCATTCGGATTGAGTTTCTTGTGATTTATGAGCATAAATGTTCTATTTTTTAGAATTTTGAGAGTATTTTTTGTATAACCCCCGTATTTTTTCTAATACAATTATTCCATTTTTCAGATTTTACTCTTCTTCTTTATCGAAACCTATGCGAATTTCATTGATATTTCCACCTTGATTACCTCCTATGGAAATCTGTTGTGGCGCGTTCCATCCGTTCATGCTGGCCAGAAGCTTCGCCGCTTCCACCTTACCGTTGAACTCATAGCTTACCTTACCCTTGTCATTGCTTATCTTCTTCATGGCATTTCTCACACGCTTCGGCATCTGACTGGGAGATTTCAACTTTATCTTCCCTGTAACCGGGTCCACAATGTACAAATCATTCGGGTCCATCATGACAATATCCATGAGGACCTTTTCCACCTTTTCACGGCTAACTTTCGATGCTTCTGCACGTTGGGCCTTTAATTCGTCTATCCTTGCTGCAACCTTGTTACTTGCCAGCATCCGGCTTGCATTGCTCCATATCGTCTCAGGCTGCATCTTTGATGCGTCATAGGCCATCCTGTATGCTTCACTTGCATTACCGTCACAGTCAAGGTAATAATTGCAGAACTTTTCCTGTTTTTCGGTCAATTTCCTGTTGTTCATAGGCTAATGGTTATTAATGCCGACGATGCAGATTACCTGTTTCCGGTCTTTCAGCAAATCGTAGGCTGCTGTTAATGTACTTCCTGTCGTGCAGATGTCATCAAAGAGTATTACTCTCTGTTCCTTAATTGGCCGGAGAAGATAAAACTCAGGATTGATACGTGTCCTGTTGAGGCACTGCATTGCAGATTCATAGAATTTTATTTTCACCCCCTGGGCAATTTTTTGGCAAATGTCAGTGGCGAAATGGTACTCTGTGATGTGCCTGCGCTTCGGTGTGGTAATTATGCACCATTCATAGTCCGGCCGTATCAATGAAAGTATCAGTTCCGTAGTAGCTTCCGAAATGACTTCTGCACACTCACCCGAACTCTTGATTTCCTCAAATTGGATTCCATCCTTTGTCCTTGCAAACAGGGATATGTAATAAAACCCGCCCTTGCGGTGGATTCTTACTTTAGGCTGCATGTTGCAGAACCTTTCGTATTTCCTCCAGCCGCGGGCGGGTTTGTCCCAGTCATCAATCCTTATCTTTCTACCTTTCCTCACAGCCAAAAACCTTTGCTATCCCTTTACTGACTGAGGTGTAACCCAAAGGTACTGAAAAAATACCTTCATCGACAGATTGTTCAGGATTGTCGAATTCTCTCTTTTCGGGAACGCACTGAATATCAACTCCATTGTATTTCCTCACCTCTTCCGCAAATTGAAGTATGGTACATGATTCCGGATTGACAATGTTGACCAGCTTCTTGTCCGAGCCTATCGCATATATCAACCCTTCAACTACATCATCTATGTAAGTGAAGCACCTGGTGTTCATTCCTCCATTATACAGTCTGACCTTTTCTTGATTCATCAGAACATAGAGAAGAGTTCCTTTCCGCTGGTCAGGTCCGTACACGTTATGAAGGCGAACACCTGTAGCTTTCTTGCAATATAATGAAGCATACACTTCGTCAAAGTGCTTGCTGACACCGTACATACTTGTCGTGTTGCATGGATTTGCCGTGGAAGAGCTGGCATACACCAGTTTCACCCCGAACCGGTTACATCCGTCAGCTATCGCTACGAATGAATCAATGTTGTCACGAAGTATTTTTTCATGATCCGAATTGAAAACACTGGTCTGTGCGGCAAGATGTATTACAGCATCGATTCCACCTCCTGCCAGAAGGCACGGAACGCCGGCAGCTTCAGTTCCACACACACGGTCGATACCGACCACTTCAACACCACGACTTCTCAGATTCTTGCAGAGGGCTTTACCTATAAAGCCTTCACTGCCGGTTACGACAATTTTCATCATCACAGCTTGTTTAGAATTTTACATAAAACATTCAGTATGTTACCCAGTAACATCACTATTATTATCAGAAGTGCGGTATCCTGCTCAACCATCCCGATGGAATAGCAGAACAGGACAGCCACAATCATAAATATTACTCCTTTGGCCTGATAATGTTCCATCAGGACTTGATATTAAGTTCGTACTCATATCTGCTGACGGTCTTATATCCGGTAACAAGTACACGTTCACCGGAATACAGGCCGGATATGGTGTTCTCAATCACATCAAGAGAAACACGTTCATCAAACTTCAGGAACACCCTTCCTGGCACTCCGCCAGCGACAAATGAGACAAAATAATATGTTCCACGCTCCCAGTAGAACACATATAGGATGAGAAATGAAACTACCACAGAGGACAGATAAACCCAACTTGACTGTACATTAAAATCTCCTAAAATTATCAATGATGATAATACCATTGATACTATTGCCCACTCTAACAGATTAATGAGCAGGCCTACAACTTGTTTTTTCTTTGCTTTCATAAATTAATTTTTGCAGGTTAATAATTCAAAATCATACATTTACTGCAGTGCTTCGCATATTTTCTCTATGCATTCAGCATTTTCTTCGTTTAACCATTCCTTGGCCACATTCCACGCAATACTTTTACTCGCTTTGAAATTATCAATTCGAATACTATGGTGAGACAATTTTCCTTCTGTCGGTTTCAATCCGGAATCATGCAATTCACATAAACCGTCTTTGTAGAATGTACACCAGTCTCCTTCTTGTTTGGCCTGTATCATCGGTACGGGCATATCAACTACCCCCATAAGGATTCCTACATACCATTCCGTTGCTGCAAGCCTGTCTTTATATCCGGCTTCGATAAGCCTTAAAACATCTTGCGGAGTACCCAAACAAGGCGTATGACATTGTTGCTTACATAACTTGCATTTACACTGTATCGGTTTGCGGCCGGTTTTTCTGATTATTCTTTGTAACTGAGTTTCTTTAATAAGTAAGCTCATTTTGTTTCCTCCATCTTAAAATCCCAAAAACTAAGTTTTCCTTTCACATTCATAATCGGCTTATCAAATAATACCGCATCCTTCAGTACCCAGTTCCAGCAACCTTTCTCTGCCCAGACTGAAGGATGGTTCTGTACGCAATCGGATATAACTACGCTGCCGATGATGGCACCATTCGGAAGATACTCATTATCTCCGTAAAGTTTATTCTTGTGAGGAAATACTCTCTCTAACTGCGTTTCTGTTAGTGCGCTCCATCCCTCCTTGACTGTAGTCTTTGAAGCATGAATCAACACCCTTTGTCCGATGTACTTCTGAGGACACTTCCAAGTCCTGTTTTCGATGTCTTTGATACCGTGAGCGATTAGGCTTGCCCACGGCTGTTTGATGGATATTGCTTTCATACTTCGGCCAATTTTGAACTGTTCAGATTTTCCGAACGGTTGGTTTCAATATGTTTTACTATCTCGTTCACGGCTTCATTCCATGGAATCTCCCCAAGATATTTCAAGCAGGCGTCCCAACCTGCTTCAAATCCTTCCGAAAACTCCTCAGCATAACATTCATAGTCACACTCGTGTGCAGTGTTCGTCCCTTCACAGAAACGGCAATAAGCACGCTCACTGCAGGCGTATTTCCCGTTACACAGGTATTCCTTTTGTACTGCTTCTTTCAGTAGCTCTTCTTTTCTTGTCATAATCATTCCTCCGTATTAGGTAGTAAGTCTTTCATATAAACCCATCGTGCCTTTGGGTGGATTGTATCGCAAATGTCATATTTGCCATAGTCCCAAATTTTACCATAAACTTCAACTATTATTAGCTCTCCTAATTTGGGTTTTTCTGTAGCATCATGCCATACACTGTTGATACGCCACTTAGCACCATTTTCAAAAACTGTTTCCAAATCGTCTTGACCGATATGTCCACCGCCTGAATAGGCTATATTTGCTATTCTTTCAGCGTTTTCAGCTTTAGCTTTCTTTATATCTTCCTTTGTCATTATAAAGTCTCCTTTCTTTTAAGAGTGTTTCATCGAAATGTGGTAGTGGCTTCCATGCTATCACTTCATCTTTGTTGTTTGTAAGTGACCAGTGCCATTTTTTGTTGTCCGGATTTGAAGAATCATGAGGAATACGCTTCATGATGCAAATGCTTATCCGGTTTATTCCACGCTGAGCAACCAATACACGTACGTTCAATTCAGGAAGCCGTTCATCAACACTTATCCAAGATGACTGATTTTTATACCATTCTGCGCCTTCCATGAAATCGGCCATACAGACTTGTTCGTTACCAGCTCTCCAAAGTGGACGACAAGCTTCTTTGGCATATTCTTCTGCCGCCTTTTTAATGTCTTCTTTTGTCATAATTTTTTAGTATAAATCCTTATAATCATTCATACTACCCCAATAACCATATATTTCTTCATCACTCTCACCATTAAGCCGAGCTCTTTCTATTTCTTTATTCATGCTATGTGAAAGACCAGTCAAATCTCCTGAAAGACTTTCGAATGATGAATATTCTTGTGTACTATTTCTGCGTATTTTGTGTGTAATGTATTTTTCAATACTGTTGAATATTGGATTATCCTTTTCAGACATTTTTAAAGATATATATCCATAATTGAATGTAAATGGAGTATCTAACTTTTCATATGACTCTCTGTCTTTTATATGCTTATACATCATTTCAACCGGAAAAGTCATTGGCAAGCGTTCCTTCTTAATCATTATGGCTATCGCGTCATATAAATCCTGTTCTTCATCTGTCAACTTAAACCATTCTATATTTTCAAAACACCACATAATATAACCTATATGGGTAAGTATGATATATTTTATATCTTCCCCTTTATATTTTCCAAAAGTCATTTGTCTATCTTTTGTCATACGCTCAATATCTACTTAATAGTTCATAGAATTTTCGTTTCTTCTCAATGTATTTCAATCCGTTGCGTCTTAGTCCTCTCTTAGTCTTTGCTACTATCATGCAATCACTTCCAACTCCTATGTATATGCAATCTATGTGATGTGCATTATTTTGCTTCATTGCTGTTTTTATAGCTAAGTCACAATATCGGTAACTATCATTCTGTACACCTTCATAACCTTTGCTCATTATGAAGTGTCCGATTTCGTTTGCTTCTTCCTCTGAATAAGCAATGGTAAATATTTTCTTCATATACTTCTCCTTTCCACCTATCCAAGCAGCCACCACATGACTGCCAGAAACAGGTAATACAATTTCGTTTTACTCATTTCCATTCATTTTCCTATCCATCCATTCAACAGCATCCTGTATGGATGAAACTTTCTTAAACTCACGTGTAACACAGAACGTCATATATTCACAGATAATTTCTCCCACATCATTAAAGTAAATGTTGTATGCTCCAGTGCTATTTGCTCCAGTACACGGTATCTCAAGTTCCAAAGCCTTCAATGCTTTTTCAGCATCACAAGTGAAGTAAGCATATATATCATGCGAAACCTCCTTGCATCCGGTCAATTTTACAATGTTTGCCATATCACTTTTTTGTTTTTAAATGTTTTCTGTATTTCACTGGTATAAATCGTTTGAGTTCAGGAAGCGAAGTAGAAACAATGTGCATCCATGCGTTCCACCTTTGTCCGTCATGGTCTCTGGATGGAATTGAACAATTCTGCCCTTGACAAGTTCCGCTTTTATTCTCAGCCTTGCATTTCACACAGCATCCTGCGCACTCAGAGGATAAATGACAAAGGATGCAAGCCTGTTCTTTACTAATTCCATAATCCAAGTTTAAAGACAGTTGAGTTTCTTTCATTGATTATTTCTCCTTCTTTCAACTAATAATTCTAATCGTTTCTCACACTCAGCACACTCGATTTTCTTGCGCTCCAGTTTCTCTCTAAACTTAACCAGCTCCTCATCCGTGTTCTCGTCAAAGAACAGATTGTTCTTACGGTTGTGTTCTATGTATTCATTCATCCTGCGTTCTGCTTTTGTTATCTGGGCTTTTGCAGAAATCAGTTTAGATAGGCAGGAACTCACCTCAAGCGACTCTCCTGAACGCTTGTCGTAGTAGTAAAAAGAAGTGTACACATCATTCCTCGGATACTGGCATTGCAGTCTGGCCACCCTCCATCTGATTACCCACATCCTTCTTTCGTACACTTCACGAGGAAGGTCGTAGGTGTATAGGGTGACAGATTGATGGCCGTAACCGTAGCAGATGCTGATTTGCACCCAATTCTCGATTTTCAGCTCCTTTTCAGCTTTGGCCAAATCCTTTGCGAACTGATAATAATCACTCAAACTTTCTTGCTTTCCCATATCATTCAAAGCTCAATTCAAGTTGTTGCCAACCTGGTTCTCTGTATTTGCGATTCGTCTGCATAAAAGCTTTCCGTAAGGCTTCAGCAATCTTATCACGCATTTCTTTAGATACATGTTTCTTATCAGCCTCACTGTTCATTTGGAGTATCTTGTTAAGGCTTCCGTTTATTGGCTTTTCGTCAAAGAACAAGCTGTATTCAGTAAATATCCGGCTACAATCCTTTGCAGCTTTCTCTTCTTCCGCATCCTGGTATCGCTCTATTACTGTTTCCTGGGCTGCTCTCAAAATCCTTTGTCCTCGGTCGCTCCTGCAACCATGCCATTCATTCTCGAATATGACAGATATTGCACGTTTCTTGCGAATCTTACCTATCTTTGCCCATCCATAATACACTTTTAACTTTCCCATCTCACTTATTAATTACTATTGCTATAGTTTTAGTTCCAGTTCCGCTTTCCTTGAAAGTGCCTTCTTCAATCTCGAATTTCTTCCCTCCATTATCCTCCAGCCATTGTCTAAAATCCTTACACTCAGATTCACTTCCAAATTCCCAGTGAGGACCAGTTATTGCAGCCAGGACACCGCCGGGATTTAAACACTCATACATACGCCTTACATGCCGAATGTCCTGATTTTTACTGAATGGTGGATTTGCTATAATCTTATCATACTGTGCAATATCACACTTCGTGAAGTCATCTCCAAGAATACGTATATTATCCTTTTTCGATAGAATTTCTTTATTCTCAGGCATAAGTTCATAGCAATCTACAATTACGTCCGGACAGCTTCGATGAATCGCATCTATGATAGCACCAGTACCAGCACTGGGTTCCAGAACCTTTTCATCATCGTGCACACCACCGGCCAACATAACCAGCCAGTCGGCTACTTCTGGAGGTGTTGCAAAAAACTGGAAGTCCTGCTGTAAATTGCACCGCTTACCTTCATGAAGAATATTGAATACTCGTTCTGCATTAAATGGAAATGTAAATCCTTGCACCTTGCCACCCATCCAGCTACCTCCGGCTTCTTCAATCCATTTTTTAGCTTCTGCGTATGATTTCTTATTAAATTGTACTTGAGGAAGTTTCATCACATTATTTTCAAGCGTACAATGTTTAAGAATATCCTCAACACTCCATTTACTTCCAGAATCATCCTTATTGCGCTTGTTGTTCTGCTCCAGTTCGTCACACCCCAACAGACGGTTCAACGACTTCTGTACTTTCACACTTATTTCTGCCATCCTTGACATCCATTGCAGGATTGCAGTCATAAACTCCAAATCCACATGTCCGGTCTCATCGTAAATGTTTTCCCGGTCTATCAATTCCGGAAGGTTATCCATGAACATGAAGCTACCATACAACGCTTCGATTAAATTCTTTTTTTTGTTCGTCATAACTTTTCTGTAAATAAATTCTTGTCGTATCAATACTTCCGTGTCCTAAAAGGTCTGCCAACTGTACCACGTCATTGTTCTTTTTCAGATACATTTTAGCGAAGAAATGCCGAAAAGCATGAGGATGCATCTTGCTTCTATCTATTCCGCACTTATCGCCCCAGTCTTTCATTGATTGGCACAAGCTTCTCTGTGTCAACCTTCCGCACTTACCTACTGCGACATATCCAGTCTTGTGACTCTCCTTTACGTATGCTTTTACTTCCGCCTGTAACTGCCTGCTGAAAAAGAATCTCCGGTACTTGTTTCCCTTTCCCTTTAGAGTGACTTCACCGGAAAGGATGTCCTCCCATTTGAATTGGAAGAACTCGCTTACCCTCGCCCCGGTTGTAGCCAGTATCTTGATGAAGAAGTACCTGTCCCTGTTAGGACAAGTTTTCAAATACTCAAGCAGCCGGTTGTATTCGGCTTCTGTCGGAACATTCTCCGTATTCAACTCCTTCTTGAACTTCGGGCGCTTCAACTCTATTGGCTTTTTCATCCATTTGCTGAAACGTTCAAGTGCGGTAATTCGTAGGCGTATTGTTCTGGGAGACAATCCCTCATCCTCCAGCATCCGTACAAAACGCTTGTAATTGTCAACTGATACCTCGTTGGCGTATTCGAAATATTTCTTAATTGAAAATGAATATATTTCAAGAGTGTGTGGAGAGTAATCTTCATCCTGCGTAAGGTAATACACAAATTCATTCATCAGTTTCATGTTCTTTTCAGAAACATCGCTTAGCTTCTCCAGAGGTTTAACTGATTTCTCCTTTCGTGTGCGTGAATATCCAATACCAAGATAATTAAGGAACCCACATAGAGCATCTTTAATGTATGGCTTATCAGATAATTCAACGGCATTCTCTCTGATATAAGCCTTGTATCCTTTACGGTTTACCTGATAATCACTTTCAAGGAATAACTTTACAGCTTTAATGGTTTTACCAATAACCTCATAGCTTTTATCGGTACTATACAAGTGGGATACGTATTCTATAAATATTTTTTTATTTACTTCTTCCATATCAAATCGTCGTTACACAATCAAAGTCTTTCCCATACATGATATAGGCTCCACGTTTCCGAAGTTCGTTCACCAGCTGCTCGTTGGTGTATCTGGCCAGCCGTCCATGAAGCCTGTCCTGTTTTCTTCTTTCAGACGTGTGTCTGCTCTCACATAACCGGCACCTGCTGGTGTAATGGGTACCGGATTTCGTTTCATAGGCACGGAACTTTCTTTCCGGAAGGTTCCGTCCACACTCGATACAAACTTTCATGATGCAGCCCTCCTGATTAATCCCATGTTACGGTTTACAAGTTCGATTATACGGTTATGGTATGCGCTTGTTTTATTACAGGCCGCTCGTGATTGAATTACTTTAAATGTCTTTAATGATACCTCAACAGTTTCCATACGTTCTCCGTTTACTTTTGCTGATAAGATAAGACTATCCTTTTTCTTGTAGTATTCATTTTCATAGACACAGTGATGCATGCTGTCACCTTCATCTATGAACTCTAACACACTCTGTAAGACTTGGATTGATAGTTCTCCGTCTGTTATTCTTATTCCAAAGAACTTCTCTTTTTCTTTTACGTAAACCTTATTCTCCTTTTCTGCTTTTTTGCGCTTCTCTTCTTCTGTTACTTTCTTTTCTATCTTTTTATATGAGGCTAGTGCAATTTCATGCGCTTTGTACAAATCATCTGGGCAAATAAATTTGGGGTTGTGAATGTCTTTCCCGGTCATATTCATGAACGAAAGCGTATCAAAGTATATTGATGCATCAGTTATCACATAATGGTTTCTATGACAGATATTCATTTGCGGCATATATTCCAAATCTTGTTTATTACTCCTTACCATCCAAAGGAATACATCGTACTGTCCTTGTTTTACTATTGTCTCTGCATGCCTTGATACCAGCAGCATCTTCATACACTCTACAACTGACACGTATGGCAACTTCTCTATAGCTTTGCACCATCCGTATTTTCGTAGTTTTCTTGTGATGTTATAGTCTGGATAGAAATAATTACCAGTCACATCGAACACGTCTTCAAGTACATAATATCCATTACAGCTTTTATTGTGTTTTCTTATTACATATTCTGTGTCGTAATACCATTTGAAGAAATTTACTCCACGAGTGTACCTCTTTGATACGATTATCTCTTCTCCATCTGGTGATACCCAATTCTGATAAACTTCATTTATGGTATATTTTGTTGGATACCCTTTGTGGTTTATTCGTTGGACATAAAATGTTCTTATTACCTGCCATTTATTGTAAGTATGCACCACAGAGTAATATTTCGATTCTGTCAGATTATCTTTCTGTTGATTTTGTTCTAATATGAGATGATTCAGGCAGCTGCACTGATACCCTAATTCTAAATCCACCTCCAATATACCAGGAATCTGATATTCTATGTTACCACAGCAATGGCACCACACTTCACCGCTTTTCTTGTAGTATCCGGTTGATGGGAATATAGTCTTTGCATATTCTTTTTCTTTTTCGGATATAGGTCTGAGGTGTGTACTCATTTCAAGCACTAAGTTATTCAAGTTTATTCTTTCCATAGTTACATATCAAATAGTGACAGTTGTCTTGAATCAAATATCTTTTGTAGTTCCTGCTTCGTTTTCTTTCTTGCAGATTTTTGTTTCACCGGCTCCGGCTTTTCTTCTTTGACTGGTTCTTGTACTACTGGTTCCTGTACTGTGGTCGGGGCAACTACCTCCACACGTTCTTTCACATCTTTAACCTTAATGTCATCCTCGTCGTAGTAATGGACTGCCCATCCGTATACGGTTGCATCATCCACCCCGACTGCATTTCCTTCCTTTGCCAGCTTCCTGGCTTTCGAGTAGATATACTTGATACATTCCTCGATACTCTTGTTCGCTTTCCTGTAGGTTTCGGCAAAGAGAGAATCAGTCTTTGCACGATTCTCCAAATACGCCTGGATTGTTGTTTCAAAATTTGAACTTGACATAATAGTATTTCTTTAGTTCCACCTTTGAGGCCGGTTGCTGATTCTCTCCAAGTAAGCAGCTATCTTCTTCTCCGCATCCTCACCGTTGAGGACGAAAATCCTTGTGTGGGTCTTGTCCCCTGGGACAGCCACATACTTTCCATGCTTCTCCATCTCCCGCTGGTGAGCAACTTTAAGTTCTGTTCCTTTTGGATTTTTTTCAAGGTCAACTTTCTTTGAACCCTCTTCAACACAGCCATTAAGATTCTCTTGGCCATAAACATCTTTTTCCATAATTCTAATTTTTTCGGTTTGACTTTTAGTAATATATGCCACGACAATGCGTGGCATATTATCATACAACACCATCAAAAAGGCCCCTTTCGCGAGGATTAAGTGCTTCGTATTCTTCACGGAAGAATTCCTCTTTGGTTCGTCCCATCTTTTTTCCTCTTCTGGTATGCACATCGAATGTATATGTAGGAATGGGAATAGGATTTCTCCTTACATCTTCCAGCCATTCGTCTGCATTAATCATATTCTTATCGTAAATGAAGTTCTGAAGGTGATCTGCGTCCCTGCATTTACGACAATAGCACAGAAGTATTACTGCCTTGCTGACAAATATTCTACCTTTTGGCTCCTTTGAGGACTTGTTGACAAGTTCGTGTCCTTGCCACAATGCTTCAATTTCAGACGTAATAAGTCCATAGCAATCTTCAGCGGAAATCGTATATAAACGCTTCCAGACATAATCCCTGTAACCGCTTGTCCACAACTCAAGAGCAAAATATCCGGCAACTGCAGTGTCAGCCCGTCTTATAGCCTTCTGCATCGCTGACGACACCTCAAAAAAATCATATCCTCTAACAGTTCTGATAATCATAAATCATTGACATTTATTATCTTACATCAGTAAAATTAATACAGAATGACAAGTTTTGCAAACAGAAACTTCGCCATTTTTACGCCATTTATCAATACTTGAACTTACACGTTATATTGTACTGAACAAGCTGCTTGGTCTTGTCTTTACCGTTATTGGTAGTTCCCTTGAGATTGATGCTGTCGCCGAAATGTTTTTTTATAAGCATTATCGACCTCTGTTCCTCAGCCTGATTCCTGAAGGCTGCCAGTCCTCCGGAGTTGACGAATGTGGATTTCTGCTCGAAGTTGTATCTTAGGTCAGTAAGTATTCTTCTTTCCTTGTACTTCATGTAACAGGAAATCCAGAAATCCTCCTTAAGCCTGAGCTCTTCATTCCACCATGTGTTCTTGTTGTAAAACACGCCATAAGAACATCCGGTTATCATCTTTGACAACGATAGAAATGCAGTTTCATCGTACATGACCGGAGATATTCGTGCAGTAAATCCGAACAGATGCACATCCAGCATCTGAGCAATCTCGGCAAGATTGAATATTATACGCGTTATCTCGTTCTTATCCTTAATCCTCGACGGTTCTCCTTTTTCTACACATATAGATTTGCAGGCGTGGACATCATCGTCAAGCATGAACAGGTTTCCGAAATGCTTAGCCATCCAGTTACGTTTGGGGATGAGTCCTACAACATCGTCCGGATGAGTGACTATCTCACAATCCGGATTGAACTGTCTGTATAGGTCCGCCTGGCTCTCTGCCACACAGATTATCGGGTCGTTCACCAGCTTTTTAGCGAACACCCTATCATGTCGCTTATGACTTGGTATTACGATTCTCAATTGCATGGCGTACATCCTTAATATCAACTACATTGCTTTTGCTCACTTTGCCGGTCTTGTAACTCTGCATGTGCTGCATGTCAAGTGCTTCACGTAACCAGTTGCTATCCACTTCACTAGCAGACATAATGATGAATAGCTCATATTTTTCATCATACTTGGGTATAAGTGGATAAACAGCAGTTTCATCCGTTATGGCTTCGAAACGCTCCTTGAATTCGTCCTTTTCAGGTTCCGGAGCAAACTCAATACCCCAGTCCTGAAGTTCAGACTTGTCCCAGTCGTTCATCATCACGTCCATATCATTCTCACCGAATGACACGTTATCCTTTGTCGCATATTCACGCAGCTTCTTTACAGGAGTCTCATGATTTAGAACCTTGCAAGGAAGTTCCTTGTACCCAAGTTCCTTGCAGGCCCTAAGTCTTAAATTACCGCACACTACAATGTATCTTTCTCCTACAGGATAGACAATTAGTTCACGAAGATTAAGCATCTCAGGACTGTCCTCTATGCTTTTCTTCATTGCATCATAACGGTAATCCCTGAAGAACCGGGGATTTTTCGGAAGGCCATCAAGCTGGCCCTTGTTGAAATCCAGCAAACTGATCTGGATTGTTTTGAAATCAAATTCTGTTGTCATATACCAACTATTTAAATCAACAACACTAATAATCAACATCACACAATAGCCGGAACATCACTTAGTCAACGCGGTATGAATTAAACTCAACCTTATCCTTCAATAGTTGTTCGATGTCATTGCATCCTATCTTCTCAAGATAGGTAAGCGTAGCTATTATGACATCTGCGGCTTCTTCCTCACGTTCACTCCAGGATGGTATATGATTGCTTCGCTCCTTACCAGCTTCAGCAAGTTCCCTCCATTCTGACGATATGGCCAGCACTACGGCTTTAGGAGAAGTAGTTTCTGTCATTTTTTTTCGCTTCAACGCTATATCAAAACATCTTTTTGCAAGTCTGTTTAACGTAATCATAATTATCTAAGTTATTGTTATCGGACTATATATCAATTAAGCAAATGATTCAGGGCGAATGAATTTTCTCCATAATGGTTGTTAAGGTTAAACAAAAGAGGAGTCTAAATGACTCCTCCGTATTCTAATTTACTGCTCACATTCAAGTTCCTTAAGTCTCTCATTCATCTTCTCTTCCTTCTTGGAGTATGCACTTTTGAGTTTTGAAGTCATCTCATTGTACTTTTCAGGATATTGCTCGCTGAAAAGCATATTCTGCAATTCCTTCAACTGACTGTCATACATTACAGAAGCTTCAGATAATTTTGTACGAATAAATTCTCTGTACCATCTGTTTCTATCCTTAGCATTATCTGTAACATATTTCACCATATCCATCTGACCTGTTTTCAGTCCTATTGAATTAAGGAACTGATACCCACAATTCTTCAACACCAACACATCCAAAATTGTCTGCTCGTTCAATGTCATTCCATCGGATTTGCTTGTATAGTCAGTCATATCATCTGCCCATTTACGCATGGTTTCAGTTGACTTCTCAACCATGAGTTCCTTATTGCGCTTAATCTTCTGTCTGATATTCTCTGCCTCAATCTGCTTTGATACAGTACAAGCACCTTTAACAGATGAAGATTTCTTGAGATAATAAAAAGAAACCTTGAATTCAGGTCTTCTATAATTAAGTACCTCAATACATCTATACAACTCATTATTTTCGAGTTTCTCTGCAATCCTTTCATCACCCTCATTATACCAGCATTGATGGTCGAATACGTTATCATACACTACCTCAAAGCCCATATCATTGTACATCCTGACTGCATCTTCCTTTCTCTTCTTCTCATTTTCATTATCCCATGATTTTGGAGATTCAATTAGAATGACTGATTTTCCGAATGTCAGCGGCTCTCCCTTTTTAACAAGATTGTCAGCCTCCTTCATGACACGGTATTTGACATATTCCTGCTGCTTCTTCTCGAAACATTCACGATTAATGCACTTCTGTTCCTTTCCTTTCATTTCATAGAAAAGGCACCCATGATTTGCCGTATTATTGATGCATCCGGAACATGATGGAATCGAATCACTGAAATTATCCTCAGAAAAGAACTGTGCCTTATCAATAACACAGAACAAGTCATCAATATATTCCTTTATATCAGATATGCTTGCAGCACTCTCACCATTCACGTTCTCATTATAGAATTCTTTCTGCGCATCTATATCGAGTTTAGCCAGCAACATTGCTCCTGATATTGGGATAAGTTCCTGTCTTAACATATCTATAAGCTCAGGAATAAGCCCTTTCAGCTTAACTCTGTCCTGAATGAATCTGATTGACTTACCGAATCTGACAGCAATGTCCTCAACCGCATTTCCGTTTTCAAGAAGCAAGGAAAATGCTATCGCTTCCTCAACAGGATCTACATCCTGGCGCTGCAAATTCTCTGTTATCATAGCGTCGAAAGCCTGTTCGTCAGTCATTTCCCTTACTATGCAAGGTATTTCATTGTACTTGTCAGATTTTTTAGCCAGCATATTCCATGCTCGGAAACGTCTTTCACCGCATACAATCTCGTACCTCGGTTCTACAGATACAACCTCGCCGGTTTCTTCATCAATATGTGTTTCTTCATCGCTGATTTTCCTGACTGTGATAGGCTGTAACAAGCCCTATTCTTCAATATTCTGAGCGAGTTCCTCAATCTTCGCTTCATCAAAAGTTTTACGAGGATTCATAGGTGACGTCTGTATGAGCATCACCGGAAGTTTTTGAATTTCTGCCATAATTTTATATTTATTGGTTTGACTTTTAGTTTATTACATCAGTAAAGATAGTTCAGAATGACAAGTTTTGCAAACAGAAACTTCGCCATTTTATAGCCTTTTAATCACTGAAATAAATTCACGTTCAACAGTCTTTTCAAACGCATTCATCTTATCCATGCTAACACGTACAATACAATGTCCGTTAACTGTAAGATGGACATTGTACCATTCAAAATGACTACATATCTCATCCTTTTTCCTAAGCCCTTTTTTGTTGAACTTTATTTCATACACCCTTATGTTTGCAGTCATACTCTTCAAGCTGTTTTTTCAGTCTTTCAAGTTTCTTCTCTTTCATGAAGGAAAGTATATCATCAGATCTACGGAGCGCTTCCTGTGCACTCTTGTCTCCATGTGATGCCAGAACCTTCAATTGTTTGCGGTAATCATCATAATACAACCCAGATTCCTCCTGAACTCTTACCTTATGCTCATTGTACGATATTACGTCAGCCTTAGCGCATCTCTCACGATTGTATTGATTCAGCCATCCCATGATAACAGAGCCATCCAGACGATTATATATCTCTCCGTATCTACCCTTCATAGCATTTCGGAAAGCCAACTTCAAATCATCAATCTTGAAATACGGATATTCCTCGATAATTAAATCAGTTGTAATGGCTACCTGTGAATCATTCATTGTATTTGACGCATTGAAGAAATCCACAACCTCCGACAGCAATATCACAACAATTGCACGTGCATGATTTTCTCCGAATTCCATGGCAACTTTTACAAGTGACGGCACTGATGATGCAAAAACATCATCGATACTCTTAGGTTTCAGAATCTGTAAGTATTGCTTCGGCGAGGCCTTTAAGACGGCTAACTGATTCCTTTCTGCCTCCTGCCGTATTGTTATTTCGTTTTTCGTCATAATTACCCTCCAATATCTTAGTGAAGTTTCCAGCCTTGAAAATCCAGTCAAAATCGCACTTCCAGTTTCTGTCGTTACACCCTAAAAGAAATGGACTGGCAGCCACCTTCTTCAATACGGTGAATACAGTTTCCTTGTCGTACTGGGATATTCTTGCCTTGACAGCCTTGCGCCTTGCTTCGGTCATGTTCACGACCATTGACAATTTACCGTTGAAAGTAGTATTGAAGTATTCCTTCAATCTGACAAAATCAACATGCTCTATTTGCGGATGAGGATTCAAAGAAAGCTCGTCTTTCTTTGTATCTCCTGAAGGAGATATTTCTTTATTATTTTTTTTACTTTTCTTTTCTTTCCTTTCCTTTACTTTACTTTGTGTACTTTTTGAGGAAGAAATCATCATTTCTTCGGAAGAAAAAGCTATATCTTCGGAAGAAATGATGTTATATTCGTGAATTTCATTATTTCTTCTACATAAATCGCATATCTTCTGGTACCTTTCTTGTATTCCTTTTGACGTCAATATTTTTTCAGAATCATAGAATTCCTTAGAAAATAACCCGATTACCAAGCAGCATTTAATGACCTCACGTATATACGCCTCTTCAAAGCCCGTTTGTTCCGATACAAAGAAAGGCAACTCTTCATCCCACCTCATGTAATACCCTTGTTTGTAGATATTACATAGCAGGAGAGCATATACTGTAACAGCCTTACCACCCTGGTATTTGATTAGTTTTCTAATTCTCAAATCTTGAAAAAAATCAATATCAAAAGGGAAATAATCAAGACCAATCTTCTTATTTCTTCCCATATTAATGTTTTTGATACGTTACAAAGCTAAGTTACATTCAGAACTCAATCGGAGTTACCTCATATTCGATACGTGGTTCCTTCTTGTCGATGAACTTCTGAATGTCTATTTGAACACAATATCTGTCATTATCAATCGTCTTGGTCTGCTGCAGGCAATCAAGAAGAATCTTAAGAGAATTGTCCAGATCCGGTCGGTTACTTGAATAATATATCTTTGCTTTCAGCTTGAAATATCCCTTGACCATCCTACCACGTTCCGGACACTGGATATAGAAATTCTTTTCATATTCAGTAAGAACCTTCTGTTTGGCCAGCTTTGCATGACCACCGACATTTACTATCTTATAACAGTTACTCTTACTTGGTATCTGTCCTCTTATCACATACATAAGCTATAGTATTACATTGGTTAATTGTTTTCCGTTAGTCTTTATCATCCACTTTCCTTTTTCCGGCTGCTCAATCCTCAAATCCTCTACCCTACCGAATGTTTTAATATTTCCACACAAATCAACAACCCATCCTTCCTTCCCTGGGTATGGACGGATAACACGACCTATCATCTGATAGTATAAAGCAAGTGACATCGTAGGCCGGCAAAGAACGATTGTATCCAACTCCGGGTAGTCAAATCCAGTAGTGAGGACACCGCAATTAGCGACAACCTTTATCTTTCCGGACTTGAAGTCTGACAAGATCCGTTCACGTTCTTTCTTCGGAGTCGTTCCACTGACCACTGCACTGTCTGGTATCTCATGGGTTAGCATTTCAGCCTCCTTTACAAATCTCGTGAACACAAGTATTCCACGTCTCGGTATTCCACTCTTAGGAGCCAGCAGCCTTCTTACCATGCTAATCAGATAGCCATACAGGTCAACACGTTCAAATTCCTTTGAAAGACTCGCTTCATCGAAGTCAGCACCAGTTGAATTCCTTCTGACATTCACAAGTTCTATTTTTGTCAGGTCGTAATATTTCAGTTTGGTAAGAAAACCTCTTGCAAGTAGTTCACTTACCTGACAATAATAGATTACATCACTGAAAACTCTAGGTCGTGTGCGTGTAAGGAATTTAAGCATTGAACCGTTCATCGTGCTGCACAATCTGTAAGGAGTAGCAGTAAGTCCGATAATACGTCTCTCAGCAGCTGCGAAGAAATCAGCATACATTCCTTCTGTCGGGTTAACCAAATGGCATTCATCTATTAATATATACTTGAAATGCTTGAAATCTTCCATGTGATTATATACGCTACCGATAGTAGCAAAAGTAATCCTGTTTATATCCTTTCTCTTGACAGAGGCAGAATAGCATCCGGCATCAAAGATTCCGTATGTCTGCAACTTTGCGAAGTTCTGTTCCAGGATTTCCTTGTTAGGCTGGAACACCAGCAACGGTTCATTCAGCCTTGCTGCAATATCAGCTATAACAATTGATTTTCCCGCCCCCGTAGGCAAAACCATCAGGTAGTTCTTTCCACCTTTAAGCCTATAATGTGATATGGCAGCATTACTGGCATTCTGCTGGTAATCTCGTAATTGAAACTTCATATACTTAATATTCCTTTATGAACTTTTTCGTGACAGGAAGCACACAGAGTGACAAGGCAATCAAGGTACTCAAGTTCCTTTCCAACAATTGAAACACCATTTACCTTATATCTCTTGTGATGCACTTCCAAAGGATAGCGTGCTCCGCAAATCCTGCACTTATGCCCATCCCTTAACCTCACATTCCTTGCAACCTTTTCCCAATATGGATTGTTAAGAGAACGTGCATAATTGGACTTGCGGCCACGCTTATGCTGCAATCTACTCATCACCTACAGCGTCATTGAATTCTTCTTCACCCATAACTTCACCATCATTATCTGGAAGCATGTCATGTTCCTTGTCAAACTCTTCATCAGAAGGTTTCTCAGGAGCAGGGAAGTCAAGACCGAACAGCTCCATCATTGCTACACGGTTCTTATCTTCCTGAGCCCACAATGATGATTTATCGTAGGATGGAATCTTTTCAGATTTGGCCAGTACGACCTTACCGTTAAGAATGGAATAATACAGGAAATACCCATTCAAAGCGATACGGAATGTCTTTGTAGCCGGAAGTTTCTTTTCCTCCGTTCCTTCCTGTACTTTTGCAGCGTAATCATTAATCTGCTTGCTCAATGAATTCAACCTTTCCTCAGCATCCGTCTTGATGCGTTTGGCTTCCTCCTTAGCGTTCAACAAAGCATTCTCAGCTTCAGGAAGCTCCTGCTCTACAAGCTTGCAGTATTTCCCACGAAGGTCCGATTTCTCCACATCATCCATGTAACGCAGCGCCATCTCGTTCTCAGGGAACAAAGCATTGAAGTGTTCATTCACTGCCTTAAGGATGTCTTTCTCACTCTCAGCTTTCTCAAAATGCAGTTCCAATGGAAACTGTTCCCGAACTGCTTCCGGAAGAACAAATTTCAGTTCCTCAGGTTCGTAATCTTTAATTATTGCCATATTAATATTTGTTTTCGTACTCGGCTGCAAATGCCGAATAATATTGGTCTGTAGGTAACGGTAGCTGTATTCCGTATTCTGTCATTATATCAGTCTTGACGGCATCCAGGAAATGTGACATCTCCATTGTGCTAAGTCCCTTTGTGCCCCTTGCAAGTTCCGTCCTCTCACCTTTCGGGGTGATAACCATCTTCGTAAGGAATTTCTTACAATACAGGTCATGTATCGTTTCCACCCCTTCCTTTGTACTCCAGTACGCTTCACCGGTGAACTCACGTAAGGCACCACCCACGCATCTGAACCACATCCACATGAGCGCGTTCTGGTCAAGCGTCCTGGGCTTAGTCTTTCTCTTGATGGTAAGAGTATATTCACCATTACGGAGAAGGCTTAGCATGAAGTTGAAATCCTTGTCCATGGTGGCCTTACCGTCTTTCTTAATTATAGTAGCTTCCATAATCAGAACGGTAAATCATCACTTGGAGTCTCTGATGGTAATGGAGCTTCAGAAACATTATTCTGTGAACCACTCTTAGATGTTGTGGAAAGAATCTCCATGTTATCTGCGAATATCTCTGTGATATATCTCTTCACCTTACTGTTATCTTCATAACTTCTGGATCTGATTTTACCTTCGATAAAAACCTTGTCTCCCTTGTGAAGATATTTACCTGCAACCTCAGCAAGCCCCTTCCATAGTACAATGTTGTGCCACTCTGTCCTGTCCGGTACCTGAGTACCATTCTGCAACGTGTATCCCTTTTCCGTCGTTGCCAGTGTGAACTGGCAGACTTTTGTTCCGGAATCAAGCGTTCTTACATCAGGGTCCTTTCCAAGATGCCCTATCAGCATTACCTTATTAAGCATTTTCTTCCTCCTTTCTTAATGTGATTCTTATAGATGCAGCAGTTTCAGTCTCCTTGATGTACTGTTTATACAACTCAGGATGCTCAGATTGAAACCTCTTAGTGTCGAAAGATTTTTTGATTCCTGCAGGTGTTATGGTAGCTTTCAATACACCTGTGTCCCACGACTTGACATCGTGTTCAACCATTGCGCATTTCAACGAATCCTTGAAACCGTCAATGAACGGCTGTATTCTCTCAACTTCCGCTACAGCTTCAAGATATTTGTTTATCACGTCCTTTGGCAATAGCTGTACTTCATCCTGCTTGTGTTCAAGTGCAGTTTCAGTATCAAGGTAACGTGTTCCTTCAATCTCACACTGCAACAGCCTTTTGACCTCCACGTCAGATTTTCGGACAAGTGGAATAAGCTCTGACTTTTCATTGTAAAGCCATACACCGTACAGTTTAGAAACCTTCAGCTCAGGATTCTGCTTTTCGAACAGGTACGCATATATTGACAACTGCCATTCGAGGTATTCAATATCCGGCTTATACGTTGTCTTGATGTCGGCAAGTGCTATAGTGCCATCCTTCTCCCATACACAATCAATGTTTGAAGCGAAGTGCTCTTCATCTGATACAGTGTATTCATTGTCAAGTGCAGAATAACCGGCACCAGTACGTATCATAATATAACTGACTGCCTCCTGGCTTTCAGGCTCAAATCCTGTAACGTCTGCAAACTGGCAGTCATGATGAACCTTTGTTCCCCTTTCTGCAGCCCTTTCTAAGACGAACTGAGGAACATCCTTATACTTATCCGGGAACAACTGTCTCTTAATCATTCCCGTTATTCCTGAAAGCTGCTTGTCGCCCAGGAAATATGTGTGGTTCTCTTCATTGAAAACCACACCTGACTTAACTAACTCTATCATTTGGGAAATCTTTTACACATTGTTTGAATCTCATTCTTAAACTCAAGATTGTTTTGCATAGCAGCGTATTTTTTCCACACAGCATTAACTTCGGCTCGACTCTTACATACCCTTACTTCATCAATCGCTTCCTTTAGCTGTTTACCGGAAAATACACTTGAATTTTGCTGAGTCTTTTCAGACTTCTTTTCCTTTGGCATAGGGAACTGGTATCTTATCACACCATTGTTGTCTACAATGATACATTTACTAACCTCTCTGTTCTCGTCATACTCAATCTCACTTACAGAGAACTTAGTATAAGTAGAACATTTTCCCGAAGTGCTCTTAAAGATTTCGTTTGGTTCAAGTTTTACCCAAATAAAAGGTGCCGAGTAAAGTTCTCGACCAATCCCCCAGTTGAATCCGGCACGCTTGAATGCATCGGAAGCCTGACCTTTCTCCTTTTCCGTATTGGATTCAGTTCCGACATCCTGCTTGCTCACCCATTCCTTTTTCTTTTCATCGTAGATTGATATGGTGCAGAATAGGTTTCCGTTCACAACTTCGTGGTCTCTCTTCCAGTTTATTGGTCCGAACACCTCATCAAGAAGTCTCATATCCACACGGGCATCCTTGTACAGCAACAATGTGCATCCTTTCTCATTGATTGTACCTATTCGGCATTCAATCTCGTTTGCTCTCAGGGTTCTTATGTTCACAATTTTGTCAGAAAGTGTCTGTTGCACTTCTTTTTCTTCCTGTTTTTCTTCCTGATTATCTTTTTCAGGAACGTCTGTTTTAGCTTTTCTTTCAGCCATAATTAAAATATTAATGGTTTGACTTTTAGTTCTTTACATCTGTAAAGGTAGTTCAGATAGTCAAGTTTTGCAATCCGAAACTTCGCCATTTTTACGCCTTAACCTTTGTTCTCATTATGATAAATAAAACCCTGGGGCGTATTCCCCAGGGCACATCACACACAATCAATCCTTTCCGATTTCGCGTTACCTTTCAGATAGAGTCAACGGCTAACCGATGCCGCGCGGATGAAACCCTGCGCTATCTTCGCCCTACTTTCGGATTCAATAACGGATTTCTTTCAAAGGTTTGTGGTACCGGCAGGATTCGAACCTGCAAGGACTTACAAAGGCTTTAACATGGCCACTCTCAACCTTATGCCATCTCACTTTGAGACGCGTCTACCAATTCCGCCACGATACCATAGAGTCCGAAGTTCCGACACGGTGCCATTGGCGTAACCCCGAATAGGTTTTCGGACTAAAATGACTATGAAAAACACACACCGGAACACGATGTAAATTGTGGGCACTACGGGAATCGAACCCGCATCTTCGACTAACAATAGAGATTTCTAACACTAACAAACATGGAATGGAATTATGCCGATGTTCTACCATTAGACCAAGTGCCCAGGAAAAAAATAGTACGGACGACTTTCACAAGCCAGTCCGTACACCAAGAAATTAAAACGTAAACATTTATGTAGAAAATAACCACCTTCACAGGCTTTTAGACTTGTTCCTTTTTTTATGTCTCTTCTTGTACGAACAGTACCTTAACACATCAGCACCATTGCAGAACCATTTTCCGTTCTGACAATCTGCCTTCTTCTCAGCACGTATCTTACCGCTCTCAACAAGCTTTTCCAACCGGTTCTCGGAACCGACTATTCCTGATGCCTGAGACTTGCTGAACTTTATTCCTTCCATTGCAAGAAGTATGTTCTCAAGAATCATTCCTGCTGTATTATCTGACAATATTGTAGTCATAAACTTCCCATTTAATTCGAACACCATCAGCTAACACGTTTAACCGTTACAATTCCGGCTTCACGGTCTGTCTTGCATTTCCATGACATACCTGAAGCACGTTCAACATCCAACCTATTGGCTATTGTACCCATAAGAGAAATTCTCTGATGAATACCAAAAATAACCTCTTCATCTATTTTCATGGATCGTAATGTCGATACAATAGGTCTTTTGCCCATAACTTCTACCTTTCTTTCCATATTATAACACAAGCATATACCGATGCAATTACAATGATTATACAGGAGCATATCCATATACCCTGCACCGGACTTGGTATTGTGATTGCTCCATACAACATGCCAACAGCACATATAGCTACCATCAGCATCCATATACGACTAAATACTTTCATAACTAATAAGTTTAAGTTCCGAGAGACGGATTCGAACCGCCACCTGCACCAAAAATCCTTATGCCCTCAGACTGGTGCCGTTCTGCCATTAAACAACCTCGGAATGTTCCCTCCGAGATTTTGTAATCATGGGATTTTTCCGGAGGGATTTCTTAATTTTACGCTGTCAAACTAAAAAATTAAGAATAATGAAAAAGTTTATTACTATTGCAGACACCAACGGCAAATCGTGGTGTATTAACACTGATGCAATTATCAGCGTAGAAGATTTAAGAGGTCAAACCGCTTTTTATCTCAAAGAAGGCAAAGCACCAATTATCACTAACCTGAAGTTTGAGTCTGTTGTTGCGTTGCTTGACGCTCGTTAAAAATCCGTATATTGCGGTAAATAGGAATGGATAGAAACCTTATTATAAGTGTCGTTCTGTCTGTTCCTATACAGTCCTGCAAAACCTTGTCTCCACACTTTATATCGCCGACAACCTTATCGACGATATATTCTTTCTCAATAATCGCTTTCATTTTCAAGTGAGTTAATCAGGGCTGGAGAAGGGAGTCGAACCCTTACATCAACGATAATCATTATTGCATTCATCTATTTTTTATAACCCAGTGTTGCGCTCTACCGTTAAGCTACTCCAGCTATATCATATCGTAAAACCTATTACAATAGGCCGAATTGCTACAATTCTACACTCTGTCGGACCGCCCGTTATCCACGGTGAATTACTATACCATACCAGTATGTCCGTCAGCCAAAAGATGTCAAGGAACTCTTCTCTATTGTTCCCGGATAGGCGGTCAGGCCACACCGGGATTTGATTTGTCAATCACCGAAAACACTCATTCTCAACTCTTCCTTTGAAGGAAAAAGTTCATTCTCGGAATAGGATGCAAATGCTTCACTGGAGTATTCCTTTTCTTTTGGGACCAACATGTAATAGTAGTTCTTCTGTACTCCATCGGAATCCACACTGATGTTGATACCTTTGATTGTTTTCTCTTCAGCCTTCATTCCTATAAGTGTCCAGACTTTCTGTCCTGGCTGATACTTGGTTGGTTTAATTTCCATAATGGTTTTGACTTTTAGTGAGGTTTTTATTACGCAAATTTGTATCTCAAATAATCGGCTTCACTTGCAAAGCCGGGGTCAACGCTGCTGAAATCATCATCATTTTCAACAATGTGGCTTTCAGCAACTTTGAGTTCATCTTCAAGAAAACTTATGAAATCTTCCTTGCTGTCGTCTGTATTGAAGTAAGATTGCATCTCTGCTTCTGTCATAGACTTTGCTTTTTCGATGTCAGCTTTAAGACTTTCAGCTTCATTTTCGTAGAAAAATTCATCAGTTTTCATTTTCAATTATTCGTTTTAATTTCTATTTTTGTATGTGTGTATGTTTGTATTGCAAAGGTATCGCTATTTGACGATATATACAAACGTGTGAATATTTTTATATCGCCATTTGACTATATTTAACATTTATGTAGAAAGAACTATGACAAATATTTTAGAAAGAATAAAAGAATTCATATCAATCAACGGTTTAACACCCAGAGCGTTTGCCATAAGAATAGATTTTAACTATTCAACATTGAATAATTACCTTACCGGTAGAAGAACAACAATAGACTTGGAACTTATAAACAAAACCTTGTCGTCATTTGACAACCTTTCGGCAGAATGGCTTCTTCGCGGTAATGGAGAAATGCTGCTGACATCTGAACAGCCAACTGCTTCAAACGAAAGCGACAGATTAAGCAAGCTGATTGACACAATAGCCTTCCAGCAGGACACCATCAACAACCTGCAGAGAAGAATCAAGGAACTGGAAACTATAGAAAAAAAGAGTATAATATTTTAATCAATCAAAAACATGGCAACGGATACAGAATGCACAGAAAAAAACTGTGCACATTTTATCAACAAATCAAAAACAGGTTTTTACAAATCTAAGTTCCTTATTTCAATAATAATTTGTACAATTGTCACTATATGTCTATTCTGTTTTTTCAGCATCAGCTATAGAAATAGCCAAAATGAAATCATAAAAATACATTCGAATTTTTGTAAAGAAACAGAATTGTATTTAAAATCTTTATCAACTCAAAATGATTCTATTAAACTTATAAACAATACTTCGGTAAAAATTTACCGCGCTAAAAGTTAAACATTTGAAGCCGGCTA